ACTGTACAGCCTAAAGCTAAACCTGTGGTAGAAAATAAGACTGCTCCTACTAAGGAGACTAGTCCAAAAGCAGAAGAAGTCTCTACCACTGAATCTGAAAGAGATGCTTATGTGAAAGAGAATACTATTTCACAGGAAACTCTTAATAAGAATGGTGACCGTAGAGAGAGTCCTTGGCTCTTTGCAGACGGTAGTGTGGTAGGTTCTAATGGTGACCATATTAGTTTGTCTGATGTATTTGGTCATGATGGCTATCGGGATATGTCATTAGATACGGGTGCTATTCGCTCTACTTTTTATAAGGGCAGTGAACAGCCATTTGTATCCTTACAATTATTTGATAATCAGAAATTAACTGCTGAACAGTTTGCTACTGTTGAGTCTTTTGTTAATGCTAACAATGCTCTAATTCAAATCGGTGTAGATACCTCTGGTCGTAACACTAATAATGTTGAGAAGAAAGAGGTAACTCTGGCTCAACTGAAAGCAGACTATACGGTTGGTGGTAAACCGTTATCTCAATTGGAAACAGTATTCCCTGTTTATAACAACGACAAGACACCGAACCAGTTCCTGAAATCGTTTACTCTGCCGGAAGAACCTAAGTCCCGTACCATTGGTTCTGAATCTCCTTTGGCTGATATTAAACAAGCACTTTCTTCTGCTGCTCGCTTTGAAGCATTCACTCAAAAAGAAAATAACGCTCTCACAGGTGATGTGTTAGAACGCTACCAAGACTTGATGGACTTTGGGGAAACTCTGAAGACTACTTTGTCTGAACGACTGGCTAAGTTCCTTGCTAATAAGAACGTTGGTAAACGTTTTGCAGAAGGTACTGAAGCTAACCGTTGGGTAGGTGGCAAACTGCTGAATATCGTTGAACGAGATGGTGACACCTTTAAGTTCAATGACCAGTTGTTAGAGACTGCTGTACTTGCTGGTCTGCAATGGCGACTGACTGCTACGCAGAATGCTGCCATTAAAGACATGAAAGACGTAGCTGCTATTACTGGTGTAGATGCAGCTCTGTTACCAGAAAGTATTCTAGCTGAGTTTGAGAATGCCCAGACTCTGGTCGAAGCTACTAACTCACTGGCTCAGAAGATTGAATCCTACTGGGGTTTGAACCGTAACCCCAATGCACCACTGGGTTATACAAAAGGTATCCCAATGGCAATGGCTACAGAGATTCTGTCTTCTCTCATTGAGATGGGTGAAGTTAAAGAGTCTATGCTGGATGTGTCTGAGATTGACCCAGACTCCAATAAGACTGTTGGCCTGTATACCATTGAGAAGCTGGATGACAACGATGCCATTAACAAATTCCCTACTGCTATTGAGGAAGCTGTCCTCTTAGAACCAGAAGAGAAAATGTACTTTGGTGATGACATTCCTTCCGTGGCTCAAACTCAGTTACGTAACCCTGCTGTTAAGAATACACCAGAACAGAAAGCTGCTCTGAAAGCAGAACAGGCTACCGAGTTCCGTGTACACATGCCGATGGTTAACTTCTATGAAGCTTTGGGCCGTGACAACATTTTGGAACTGATGGGTGCTGGTACTCTTAATCCAGAACTACTGAACGCGAACACTGCTAAATCTTTGGAAGGTAAAAACCTGTCCGTGTCTATGGCATATGATTCTCTGTTCGGTGTAATTAATCAGATACGAGAACAAGATAATGGACTGGATACTCCTATCCATTACGGTTACAACATGACCCGTGTAGGTCGTATGCAGATGCTTGGTAAGAACAACCCTCAATCCAGTAAACTGGTTCGTGAGGCAATCCTACCAACATTCTCTACTATCGACTTGAGTAATGAAAACAGCCAAGCGTTCTCTGACTTCCAGCTAGGACTGGCTCAGGCATTAGGCATCAAGGTACATAATATGTCCCGTGAAGCTATGTCTGAAAAGTTGACCAAGGCTTTGGAAGGTAATCTGAAACCTGCTGTTGATATGATGGTTGAGTTTGATAAGTCTGGTCACTTGCCTGCTGATGCAGTAAATATTCTGAAGACCTCTCTGGGTGGTGACAAATCCTTCGTAGCACTCATGGCTCTGATGGAATATGCCCGTTACCTGAACAGTGATGACCGTGCCAACTTTAATACTCCACTGTACGTTGAAGCTGATGGTGTAACCAACGGCCCAATCAACGCAATGGTATTAATGACTGGTGGTAAATTCACTCCAGACTGGATTAAGAATACTGCCAAAGGTGGTTTGTTCTTCGGTAAAGCTGGTAAGACTATGAACGAACATCGTTCACAGGATGACAGTGTTGACCTGTATGAAGCATCTACCAATGGTTTGCAACAAGCACTGAATGAGTTACGTACTACTTACCGTAACAACGTTCCGGTTATGAGCCAGATGAATCATCTCCAGAAGTTAATGGACTTGTTCATTAAAGACTTTAACCTGAACGAAGATGGTACTCTGGACCTGAAACGTGGTATTGCTAAAAACCCTCTGACAATTACCATCTATGGTTCTGGTGCTCGTGGTATTGCTGGCAAGATGGTCAGTGCAATTACTGATACCATCTACGAACGCCTCAGTGACGTTCTGCAAGCACGTGCTGCTGACCCTAGCATTTCCCCAGCTATGGCAATGTTTGGTAAGGAGGCTGCATCTGAGGCTGATGCTCAGGCTATGCTGGATACTTTCCTTACTTCTATGGAAGCATTGACTGGCAATGTTCCTGTTGTGCGTAAAGGTGAGCTGTCTATTCAACAAGCAGAGGGTGCACTGACTGGTAAGTTAAACCCTCAGAAATTTACCGTATCTGGGAATGCTCTGAAGAACTTGCAAGAGAACATGCTCCATCTGTTCGTTGAACCAATGCGTACTGGTATCCGTAATACTGTTGGCGAAGGTCTGATGCACTCTACTGAGAACTTGCAGAAAGCTACCCAGATTCAGTCTCTGGTATTGCAGGATATGTTCCAGCAAGCAGTACAGGCTAAACTAGCAGAAAAAGAAAAAGACCCAACCTGGAAGAAGGGTGATTTCTTAACACAGAAAGAACTAAATGAAATCCAGGAATCATTATCTCCACTGGCTCCAATGATTGAGACTGGCTCACAGACTTTCTACATTGCTGGTAGCGAGAATACTGATGTTGCTAACCAAGTACTGGCTACCAACTTAGATGACCGTATGCGTGTGCCAATGAGCATTTATGCTCCTTCACAAGCAGGTGTTGCAGGTATTCCGTTTATGACCATCGGTACCGGTGATGGCATGATGATGCAGACCCTTTCTACTATGAAAGGTGCTCCGAAGAATACTCTGAAAATCTTTGATGGTATGAACATTGGTATTAGTGACATTACTGATGCAAGTCGTAAAGCTAATGAGGCTGTATATACTTCTTGGCAGGGAAACCCAATCAAGAATGTTTATGACTCCTACACTAAGTTCATGAAGAATGTAGACTTCAGCAAACTCTCTGATGAAACCAAACAGGCTATCGCTAAGTCTGCTCTGGAATATGACCAGCGTGAGGGTGCTACCGATGACCTGCTACGTGCTGGTGCTGAACAGATTGAACGTAACCTGCGTAACATTGCTCTGGGTGTAGATATTCGTCATAAAGTAATGAACCAGGTGCAGACCACTGTTGACCAGATGGCTGCTGTGGGTGCTCCTTATGTGAACAACGGTAAAATCTCTCTGGAAGGTCTGACTGTAGACCAGCAAGTAGCTAAGCTGAATGAACTGTTCGATGCTGAATTAAACAAGCGTCGTGATGCAGTACGTGCTGCTAAAACAGAACCAGTGAAAGAAGTGCCAGCGATGGAACAGGTTGGTCGTGTACTTAAGTCTGGTGTACGTCTGTTGTCTAATACTGCTATCACTAAGCTGGCTAAAGAGATGTCTCCTGAACAGCAAGCAGTATTGAAAGAAGTACAGAAATCTCTTGCTGCTAAAGACTACAAGGTTGTTTATGGTACACCTGCTCAACTGGATGCTTACGCTATTGAGAAGAACATTACTCGCCCAGCACCGGAAGATATTGAAGCTGCCGAAGCTGGTAATGCATACGGCTGGACTAACTTTGATGATAAGACCATCTACTTAGTTACCCCATCTTTAGAGACTCTGGTTCATGAATTGGTACATGCTTCTACTTTTGAATCTGTACTGGCTCACTATGAGGGTACTCCTAATGAAGCAGTCCAAAACATTGAAGACCTGATGAACCAGTTCCGTACTCTGGATGTTAAGGATGAATCTCCGGCAGTACGTGAAGCATACGCTGATGCACTTAATACCATTAATGGTCACTTGTCTAACGGCTTCATTGAGCCAGCAATGGCTAAAGCTGCTGCACTGAATGAGTATATGGCATGGGGCTTAACCAACCGTGAACTGATTGGTAAGCAGAAGAAGACCACAGCACTGAAAGCTATGGTTCAGTCTGTATATGAAGCAATCAAGCGTCTGGTATTTGGTCGTAAGAAAGCTCCTGCTAATGCAAATGATATGTTCTCTGGATTACTGTTTAACTCCTCTGTGGTTATGCGTGGACAGGCTCCTACTGCTGTTGTATCCAAGGACACTACCTTGTTCCATAACAAAGCATATGGTGACAATACCCGTCTGGAAGAGTTAGGGCAGACCTTTGATAAACTGATTACTAACTACATTGGTTCAGAACCGGTACAGCAAGTAATTCGTAAAGGTAAGTTCTCTGATGCAGTAGTGAATGCAACTAAAGTAACCCGTGATGTTCAGGCTCATGGTTTCACTATGAATATGCAGGAACAGCGACTGTTCACTAATATTGTTGCTGCACTGGCTACTGAAGCTGCTATTAGTCCGGCTGCTCTTTCTCGTGCACAGGAATACTATACACACGTTACCAAGAACCTGACTGTTGAATCATTCATGGCTGACCCAGATAGCACTAACCCTGCTGACCGTTACTATGCTCAACAGAAGTTCGACACCATCATGGGTGCTAACAATATTGAGTTTGATGCACAGGGTCGCTCTTCCTTACTGCCTACCTTTGTTGGTCTGGCAATGGTTAGTGAAGAAGTACGTAATGTACTGGCTAGCATTCCTGTTATGAAAGCAGATAAGAAATCTGGAAATACCGTTGATGCAATGCTGACTAACATTGGTACTGCTGCAATGTCTAGCTTGAATGCCCGTGTAGCAGGTGATACCAAAGCTACTAATGTACAGGAAGGTATGGATGCACTGGCTCAGACAATCATGCAGACTAGCCTCAATGCACAATCATTCTATGATTCCGTTGCTACACCTAGTGGTAATGCTATTGACCGTGCTAACCAGTATCTGGTGGATTCTATTGATGCACTGTCTACTCGTGCTTTAGATAGTGCTCGTGAAGTTGCAGCTAATACCAAGAACCCATTGGTCAAAGGTGCTGCCCATGCTGCACAACTGATAGCTGCCATTGCTACAGAGAAGAATGGTGCAATCGTAGCTGAAGGTGTTATGGCTGCAATGAACCAGGGTAAGGTATGGCAACCTTTCCATGACTTGGTTAATGACTTAACTGGTCGTACTAAGAGCAATGCTTCTGTATATGATTTGATTAAAGCAGTTCGTGCACAGGTACAAGCAGACCGTCAGCAATTCCGTGAACATCTGCCTACCACTATTGCATCTAAGTTCAGTCGTAAGCTGACTAATGATGAGTGGAAAGCAATGCATACCGGTATGGGTAAAACTGACCTAGCTGTTCTGCGTGACACCATGTCTCTGGCTGAAATCCGTGACCTGTTATCTGATCAGAAGATTGTTGACCGTGAAGTGAATAAGCTGGAAGCAGATTTGCAGAAACAAGCTGGTCGTAACTGGCCCCTGATTAATCGTAAATCTAAGCAACTGGCTCAGTACATGATTAACGGTACAGTCGGTAATAACCTGCTGCGTAATGCTACTGCAATCTCTCGTATGCTGGGTGAACGTCAGGCTGCTCGTTCTACTGTAGATGTAGCTCAGCTGGATAAACTGATTACTCTGTATGCACTGGAAGCAATGAACAAGTCTGACCGTGAGATGTTATCTTCACTGGCTCAGACAGAAGTTGATGGAATGGACTTTGCTACTTCTTACCTGGTTGGTCAGCGTAAAGATGAAATGGCTAAAGCCAAATCTGATATGCGTGCAACCCTGAACCAGTACAAAGGGCATATCCCTAGTGAGACTAAACAAGGTGTTAATCTGATTGTTGCTGAAGATAGTCAGTTTGGTGATTTGATTGAGAAGTCCTATGTACGACTGGGTACTTATCAGGGTAGCTCTGCTAACCGTGGTCCAGCACGTAGCTACTACTTCGCACCAGTACAGGCACAGGCTCCATTCTCACAAGGTATCCTACAGAACGTTCGTGATACTGCTGGTGGTGTAGATCTTGGTACAGGATTTACGGTAGGTTCTATGGTAGCAGGTCGTATCACTGACAAGCCTTCTGTAGACCGTATCACTAAAGCACTGGCTCGTGGTGAACGAGGAAATGAACCACTGCTGCCTGTATATGACGACAAAGGCAATGTAGTTGCTTATGAGCAATCCATTGACCCTAACATGCTGAAGCATATTGAAGGTGAGAACCATCTTGCCCGTGCAATTGGTGTATGGCGTGGTCGTCAAGTGGAAGAAGCTAAGGCTCAGCGTTTCAACGATATGCTGATTGAGAACCTGCATAGCATGTATGAGAATGACATTAAAATGTCTGCCTCTAATAAGTCCCAGTATGTGAATCTTCTTGGTTCTAAACTGGACCCAGTAACTGCTGATGCTCTCAAGCTGATGAACAGCGAAACTCGACGGAAAGCAGAAAGCCTGTTTGGTGAGGGTGAACTGTGGGTGCGTCGTGACATGCTCAATGATGCACTTGGTTATCGTGCAGCTTCTGTAGGTGATGCCTGGTCCGGTAATTCTCGCTGGTCCCCGGAAACCCTGAATACCTTCAAAAAAGCTATGTTGGGTGTATTTGGTAATAGTGCTTATAAGTACACAATGGGTGGTGAGAACCTGGTTCAGAACTTAGTTAAAGAAGCCAAGACTCTGATTGTAGTTAAGTCAGTAGTCGTACCTGCTGTTAACTTCTTGGCTAACCTTTACCAGATGGTTGCTCGTGGTGTACCGGTTAAGAATATTGCTAAGAGCATTCCACAGAAAACTGCTGAGATTAATCAGTACCTGAAATCTCGTCTGCGTCAGGTAGATGCAGAAGCAGAATTACGTGCAGCTACTAACCCGAACCAGATTCGTAAACTTAAGGCTGAGATTCAGTCTATTACTGATAGCCATAAGCGTATGAGCATCTGGCCTCTGTTAGAAGCAGGTGAGTTCTCTTCAATCGCAGACGCTGGTATCGGTCGTGATGACATCCTTATTACTGAAGGTAAACTTCAAGAGTACATGAGTAAATTGGCAGATAAGCTACCTAAGTCAGTACGTACTGCTGGTCGTTATGCACTTATCACTAAAGATACTGCTTTGTTCCAGGGTATCCAGAAGACCGTTGAGTACTCTGACTTTATCGCTAAAGCAATCATCTATGATGAACTGACACAGCGTAAAGGTAAGACTCGTGAAGAAGCACTTGGACGTGTAACGGAAGAGTTCGTTAACTATGACCGTTTACCTGGTCGCTTCCGTGGGTATATGGAAAGTGTTGGTTTAATGTGGTTCTACAACTTTAAGATTCGTTCAGCTAAGGTTGCAGTGTCCATGATTCGTAACAACCCGGTACATGCAGCAATGGCGATGTTGGCTCCAACCCCTACCATGTTTGGTAACGTTGGCTTACCTATTCAGGACAACATCTTTAGTATTGCTGCTAAAGGGGGACTGGATTACTCTTGGGGCTTTGGTCAAGGTCTTCGTGCTCACAACCTGAACCCTTGGATGAACCTGGTAAACTAAAATAAAAAAGCCCCTCATTAGAGGGGCTTTGCTTTTAGAATCTCTCAATTCGTTTATTGAGTACGTATAGATAGGAACCCATAGCTTGATGCTGTAAACCAAGTAGGTACTTATCCTCTGGCTCAATTTCACGAGATTTGTGACTGAGTAATAAAGTACCCAAAGCATCATACTTCTCTTTGAGATTATCTCTTTCTACTAGTACTCGTACTTGATGTGCTGCTAATGATTTTGTCATATGTTTCCCACATTTTAGGCTTACGCCCTTCACTTGAGAATTTACCAGTCTCTTTAATCTGCTGTAATGTTTCTTCTGAAGGGAACCACAGGAAAGAGAAGTAAAGTTTCTTAGCTACGTAACGAGTTACCCCCAGCTTCTCTGCGATTTCATCGAATGAATATGTACGGACGGTATTGTTTAGAATGGCTTCACGAACAACAGAGGTAATAGATACTTGTGTCATAATAGTTTCCTACAGAATTACCCAGTCTTCAGCTAATACATCCGATTGGGATGGAACCCAAGGCATAAACTGGTCATCAACAGTTTTGATGCCCAACCATGGACAAGGCTTCGGTTTATCAGCAAATCCTGGACGCTCTAGGCTACTGCTGTTCCATTCTTCAGCGGCAACATACTCAATGTACATTCCATTACCGTTCCAACCTTTACGGGCTAGTTTGAAGCCTTCTTTGATAAGCTCAACGGCATGACCAAAAGTACAACCCTTATCTACATCACAATATGCAGCCTCAAATGCAGCTTTTGGTGACCAGCTAATATAACCACGGAATTGCTCATGGTTAGGATTAGAATCCGGGTATTCTACTAAGTAACCTACTTCTAATGGGTCTTCGTTAGCAGGCACATCCCAGCCACGAAGTTTGCAATATGTTTCCTTGTTCATCCGGAATCCATTTACACACTTGGTTCCGATGTAGTTGGTGAAGTGAACTCTAATTTCTTCTGACATAACTACCTCAAATGATAAAGCCCTCACTAGGAGGGCTTGTTTTGTTTTGGCTTCATGAGCCTTACCACATGTCGGGTAGTTCAGTACCTTTCGGTAAAAACTACCATATACCTGTTTGCTAAATGGTGCAACCACCACCATCACAGGTGTTGTTTTCTGCAAAGGAAGCCAGAGCCTTAGCAGTCTCCTCTTTCTCATGCAGTGCCTGACGTAGCAGGTAACCCTCTATTTCCCAAATCTTATTGAATGCATTTTCATAAGCATACTGACGACCTTTCCATTCATCATAGATGGACGGATCAGCACAGGCAGATACACCCTCAACTTTAAAGCCATTTTCCAGGATGATAACACAGTAGGTTACCAGACCCAGGTTAGTCAAATCGTCTGCCGGAAGTGCAGAAGAGTTAACGAAGGCAGACTTTACTGCATCAGCACCATTGAAATAGTAGACGCTCTTAATTTTAGCTTCGATTGATTCTTTACTTACTGTTGCCATTATTAGCCTCATAGAGTGGTTTGAGTTTGTATTTAAACATGACTGCGTTGTTATAGGCTACGCTACCTGCAAACACCAAAGACTTACGTCCTCGGTTATCCGTTACCTCATAGGCATACGGGGTTAAGATTAGGTCAATCATATGAAACGTCCAGTAAATAGTTCTCAAATAAAAAAGTCCCCCAGAGTGGCGGCTCCAGGGGACTTAGTGACTTTAACGCAGTCAACGAGGCAGGCCGTCAAACTACTATCACTATAAGGTTAAGCGACCGTGGGTTGATAGCCCGATAGTAGTAAGACGTAGGTTTGGATTTTTAAGTGTTACCTTCACTAGCGAAATTCCCGTCGAGGGGAATAACAATACATTAGCAGCCACTGGACTGTCTTACCAGTGTTGTCTTTAGAGTGCTATGCAATCAGGACTATGTTACTGCTGAATGGGTGTCCACTACTGGATTTGAACCAGTGACCTTCCGATTATTAGTCGGTTGCTTTCCCCGTCTAAGCTAAGTGGACATAATAGAATGAGCAGGGGCAGGATACCTACCCCATCCAACCAAGTTACTCTGTATCTGAAGAACTATATTAAGTAGTTCATTTTACAGCAATAAGTAATTAGCTACTGCTTAACCAGGATGGTCAGACGTGCTCATATTGGGTGAGTCATGCCAGGCTCTAACTGGCTCCTTCTTCGCAATCCTTACATACCCCTACATAATTATTGCGTTAAGCTTTTTTGTTTAAGTTTAAGTGAAGGCGTTCTTGCTGACTCATAATTGGGTGGGCGTTTGACGAATGACTAGTTCGTTACTACCCGTTTGCCATAAGTACCTGGCGACTATGGTTTGAGATGGGAGTCCGAGTCCTGTACAGCCTTACCGTCTCCACATTGGCAGCGTATCTAGAATAGCACTTCCGGGTACGGATTTAACTGTTACATCTCAAATATGGTATGGGCGTCCAGAGGTTTCATCTGGTACTTACGCCGTCGTATTTACGACTTACCCCCATAATTCTTACAATTCAGAGTAACACTCACACAAGAATGTGTCTTTGAATACCGGTAAGTATAAACGAGTGCTACTTTGAATTGGTTCCGGCGTCTGGACTCGAACCAGAACACTCATGCCGTGCACGACACTAGTACCTACACCGGAATAGTTGCCAGGGATTCCACCTGGCTCCATCTGTTTTTAAAGTCACTCAGATATTGTCTGGACTTGTTGCTTGTTGTGGAGTGTCGCACCAACTCACTCTTATGTGTTAACCCACATCCAGCCTCATCAATCTACACTACGGTTAAGATTATTATGCAAATTGTATGGTCTTGTTGGTCACAACGGAAAGAGCATTTAACAGAAGATGGGTCTGATTGCCTCGGATGATTTCTCAGTAGCCTAAATGCTCTTACCTGTTGTCTCCCCCGTTTCTAATACATGGACGGGAGAACTCCACGGTCGTTTGATAATCAGGACGACTCACTCCTGACTGAGGTTACGCTGTTAGGCGACCATCAGATACGTTTCGTTGTTTGCATTTATATTATTGGTTCGTTTCTAAAAAACCGCATAATCGCTACGAAAACTATCAATGAGTACACTCAGTGGTACTGGTCAGTTGTGCCACTAGGAAAAGCTTTCGCAGACCGTTAAGCTCTTTACCAGTTCTTTAATGTACTCATTGATAGGATGTCAGTAGGTCAGGGGCTGGATTCGAACCAGCGAGAGAAGTAGCGACCTTCTGCACATGCCTACGTGCTACCCCGACCATTATAATAGGAGAGGGAGGACGAGTCCCTCTTTACCCTATAATTTATTTTACATGTAAGACCTAACAACTCGATGCTGGATGAATAGCGTAATGAACTATCCGACATTATTGATTAATGTTGTGCTCAACATGAGCGTTAGTTTGATAAGGGATCTGAAGCCTTATCCCAAAGATACTAACCTTTGGGATATAGCCTAAGATTCAGAAATGGCCCCTATAGGAGAGGCCATTGATTAACCCGAATGTTGCTTTACATTTTCTGTGATAACCCGTTCTTAAAATAGTCTGTCTGACGGATGGGGGGCCACCCCTAGCGTCAGTGCCATACGGCAAAGATTAAGTTAAGAAAGGTTATGATAGGAGTTCCTATCTCAAAGGATTCTAACAGAACCCTTCACGATATTAACTACTCTTTTTCAATGTTTCCTTCAACAGGTTCTCCACCCATGAAAGAACTAACCTTTCCATTGAGCCAGTGAATAGTAAATTTGTTCATATTAACCTCGGTTGAACCAATGGACTTCGGAGAGTATTAAAGCCCACTGGTTCGGTTGTTGTTATTCTGGCGGCTTGTCACCACCGTGTTTACCACTGCATTTCCACAGGATAATGACAGTGATGATAAAAGCTATGTATGGAGCCGACACGTCTATAATCCTGACTAGTAGTAGCATCAGGACTATAAACACTACCACACCTAGCAGCAGCTTCTGAGCCACCTACCAGATTAACTACGTTTCAGGCCAGCGAACAGTGAAGGCTTCGCAGCAGGTTTCTCTGCTGGTTCTTCAGCCTTCACTTCCTCCTGCACAACTTCTTCTTGTGCTTCTGGTTCAGCTACTGCTTCTTCAGGATCCGGCGTAGAACTCTCGTTCACACCACCAGTAGAGGTCTGGGTTTCTTCTTCCTTTACCTCTTCTTCAGCTTCATCCTCAACAACCGGTTCCGGTTCTACCGGACGGTGTTTGGCTTCTTGTGGGTTCTTACGAGGACGGCGAGTCTTCTTCTCTACCACGGGGGGAGTGTCATCACTATGACCGACCTCTTCATTGATACCAATGGTGGCAGTACCGTCTGCATTCACCAGGATATTAATGTCCCCGGCAAGATTAACTTGTTCATTTACATAAGCTTCAATAGCAGCTTCTACTTCAGACTGGTTCAGAACGATTTGCATATTATGCCTTTATTAATTTAATGAGATTCTGGAAAGCTGGGAGATTTACACCAGCGTGAATTGCACCGATTGCATCAGCTAAGTGCTCATTCTTATTCAGAAGTTTACCCTTCTTATCTGTGAGCCAGTTGGCTTCAGGATAGATGGCATGAGCAGCACGAATCATCGTGTCTTTGGATGCAGTTTTATCACCGACCAGTGCAAGTTTGTTTTCAATTGGGGATACTTCAAAGATTGGACAGCCCAATGCACGGAATGCACCGATTAATCCTACGCATACACCATAGGACTTCATACCATTAGCAGACTGAGAGCCTACTGGTACTTCTACGAATACTGCTTTAGCAGACCGTAACCATTCCTCACAACCAAGAAACAAATCATGGGCAGCTTGTATATCTTTAGAGTTGGTTCGAACTTGTTTGTTGTGGTCAACTTCAGTTTGAACCAGTTTAAGTTCGACCTGCTCGAAGACACCGGACTCAATGTCCAGCATCCCACGAGCCAATCCCCAATTGCGGAGACTAATGTCTGCACCGACAATTGGGATTTTCATTACTTCTTACCGAATAGTGATTTACCACCAGCAGGAGTAGTACCTGTGCCAGCACCTGCACCTGGTTTAGGAGGCAAGCCACCTTTACCATTACCACCAGCAGAACCCTTGGTCTTATCACGGATTTTACCTTTGTTCTTTTCCAGCCATGCTGCATAGAATACAGCCAGTTCTGGGGTCAGTTCTTTCTCAGCCTTCTCTGCTTCCTGAGCCTCGACGACTGTGACCAGCAGTTCCGGGTGAAACACTTTCTGAATCTCGTTTACTTCACGAGTTTCACCAGAGTCAACGTAACCGTTGTCACCTTTAACCTGCTTAGCTTCCAGAACCTTTTCCAGAGCGAAGGTAACAGTCTGACCAACCAGGTCAACTGGAACCATGACAGACTTATTGGTTTCAGCTTTCAGGTCGAAGTCGTAGACTTTAACAATCTTCTCTTCGAAGTCTGCATCCGGCAGTTCACAACCAGTAGCCATAAGCATCATGTCATTAATGACAGTGTAACCAGGCAGGAAGTACTCTTTGCCATTCTTCTCGTAAGTAGGCTTATTGCCTTTAGCATTACCAGAAGTAAAGTACACCTGTGCACGGAACTCACCAGCATCATTGCCGTCAGAACCTTTCAGGTTTTCGATGATTAACTGCATCCAGTCTGCACCAGAGTCAGCTTTACCTACATAAGCTACTTTTACAGTACCGGTGTAGATATCGGACTCTTTAGCACCGAAGCCACCACCACCTAGGGAGTCTTTTGCAGCTTCAACATTTTTGGTCTTTTCTTTCAAGTTACCGAACAGTGACATAATATTTTTCCTAATAAGTGATTAACAACCAGGCAAACGCTTAAGCGTAGTATTCAGCCAGATGGTCTAAAAGTTTTTGGGCATCATTATCGATATAGGTCTGGGACTTATCGAACATACCCATCGGTGAGCGAAGACGTTTACCAACAGACTTCTTGGTTGGACGCGTCTGGAATACGTGCTTATAGCCTAAGTCACGTTCTTCTTCCGTAATATCAAGCATCTTGTTGCCATACTTCTCCAGTTCTTTAATGTCTACACGTTCCGCGTAAACCACTGTAGAGAAGTAAGCCTCAAGGCCATTATTCTTCAGTGAGCCTTTCACTGGGATGAATGTTTTCATCACACCGGCAGCTTCATCAAGTTCATCTTTGGCATGAGCAGTAATAATTACTGGCTTACCAAATTTAACGACTTTCTGTTGCAGCAGTATTTTAAAGAACTGTGCAAAGTCTCCCCAGGCTTTCTGGGTATTAGCAGATGGCAATACATACTGGGATTCCAGCATGTCCATCATGAAGGTAGCAGAGTCGATAATGATACCATCAACATCGTCTGCCATTTCACCACCAGGTGATGCAACATCAAATGCTTCCCAAATTTGATAGGGGTCTTCGATGTTGTAGGTGTTGAACTTATTACGGAAAGGTAGACGCTTACCTGCTTCTGTATTCAGATACAGCCAGCGTTCCTGGTTCCGGATATTACGCAGTGATGCTGATTTACCACTCGCTGAGAATCCTGCAATCAGGATTAGCTGAGTGTTCATATCATTGGAGATTTCTTCGGACATTATTTTTCCTCGTTTAGTTTAGGAGTCCTTCAAACCAAAGAAAGACTCCTGTTTGCTTACTTGCCAGCGAAGCGTTTAGCCACGGTGACCATTACGGTTGAATTCAATTCATCATCTGGTAATGGATTAGCCAGTTTCTTATTGAATGAGTAGACGGCTTGCTGTACTTGAGCAAAGTCCCAACCACTGTCTACTAATGCCAGTGCGTACTTAATCATTTGATTATTACGATTACCGGAGGCAATACGACCAGCGAACCAACGCTCCAGATTGTCTAACGACTGTACTTCCTTCATCTGGTTCTGGAACTGCTCGTTCTTACTGGTACGAGGAATAAAATCACGTACATCCAACAGATTTGCATCAAGGTTGTAATGATAGGAACCAGTCTCACAGGACATCCACTTCTTGGCTCGTTGGTTAGCAGACTCATCCGTTTCGAAAGGTAGCCAAGCCATAACGTTATTCATGAACTCTTTATACTCCTCGGTGTCGAGGTGTAACTCATAGTTCATTGGAATAATCAGACGGAAGCGGTTCTCTTCTTCAGTATGACGCTTAGTGGTATAGGTCATGAACTTATATTCCTTCATCAGTTCATGACACGTATGCAGTGGTACTCCACCATCACAATCAATAACAATCATGTTAAATCCTGGGATAACGTTCTCTTCGGAACGATGCCCATTCTTCATGTGATGGTTCACCCAGTGCATACCGGGAGCTTGGGTTAATACATGTAGCTGGTCAAACGGTACACGTTCACCAACATAGTCATAAGCAAAGCTATCACTATATGCCACTATCATCTCATTGGTGTCAGTCTCTTTCAGAGTCTCACCACGGAAGAACTCAATACCTTCATTGAAAGTCTTCTTAATAATGATGTGCTGTTTGTAACCCCATGCTGTAGCAAGAGTCATCATCTCATTGCGAGCTGCATTACCACTCTTATAGAACGGTAACGACTCCAGCAAGTCAGCATGAGTCACTTCTTTACCTACGGAGGCAATATACTTAGCCAGCTTCACATAGGCTTTCTCACGATTGAGAATACCCTGGAATGCTGCTCCGGATTCTTCTACGAGCAGGATTGCTTGTTTAAGGTGAGTCATCTCAATGAATGAACTCTGGTCAACAAACGCCAGTGCACCTGCCAGCTTAAGAGCCTTGAAGTAACGATGGGAGATCTCAGCCTTACGAATTTCTTCGTGGTCAGCCATAGCTTCTGCTTTTTTCTCACAATCAATTTTGTAAGTAATCAGAGCAATACCCACTGCATCTTCCACAATCATCTTAAAGCCAAACAGGTTTGGGTCAGCCAGACTATGGAAGTGGTTAGCCCACTTACCTAGAGACTGAACGTTATCCTGCTTAATCAGGTTACGGTAGATTTCTTCCGGGGTCATCGTTGCATGTGCTCGCTTGTCTAAATGCCCGATGGCAAACAGACAACGACGTGCATACCCTGTATCAAGGAAGTCATAGAACTGGTCTTCAGTCTGCCCACCATCCAACAGCTTACTCGGAGTACCGAACAGCAGCAGGTTAGCAGGGGTCTTACCATCCAGTTCTTCACCACGAATACTTTCAGCAGTGTTCTTGGTTAACTTCTGTTTTACTTTTCCCTGGTCATACAACTCAAGGAACAGGTTAAGAACTTCAACGTTGGCAATGAGGTTGGAACCAATCTCATCAATCTGTAAGTTAATAGCACCACAACCAGCCATTAGCAGCTTGTGACGTAGCTGTTTTACAGCAGGTGCTGTACCAGAGTCGAATGTGAATGGGAATGCCCCAGCACGCTTATACTCTGCTTCAACTTTATCGAACTCATCATTCTGATCCGTACCCTGACGAGCAGCACGTTCGTTAGCAATCTTCCATAAACGGTCATTTGCAATGACGGGCATGGTGTCTTCCATAAAACGCTTACGGAAGCCAGTCATAAACCCGTCTTCAATGATATTTACTGAGTGACCTTTACCGAAACCAGATGTAGCCAACGCCATAGCGTAGATGTTTACCGGCAGGTCACCACGGTCTTTAGTTACGATGGTTGCACCCATGCAGGATGCCATTTTAGCCAAGAAGTAGGCTACTTCGACACGGAAGAATCCCCGGTCGTTATTCTGGGTTTTATTGCAGAGCACATCTACGATTTCTTCAATCGCTGGATGGTGCACTACTCCGGTAAGGTCAATACTCATGATGGAAAATATCTCTCTCTTTGTTTGCAAATAGATGCGACAGGGCAGTAAAGACATCTTTTAACCTGCCCCTCCACGACCTTGATAGCACCCTTGCCACCTTTTTCAGCCATGAAGATACGGGCAGATGCCATATCGTCAAAGTTTTTGGTACTTCTGGCTCCAGGTACATCTACCTTAGAAGCATCAGAGAAGTATTTGAACTGTGGTTCCGTTCGCCACAACTCCTCGTCAGTACATTCAGGAATTTCTTCTTCAGGTGCATCCCAGTACTTTTCGATTAAGTGAATCTTCTCTTCCACCCAACGCTCAGTCTTCTCAACAGACAACAACGGAATATCCTTATGCATAATGCGATTAGCAGGATAGTTCGGATTGCTGTTAGCCATGTGTTTCATGAAGTCAGTGAAGATGTAGTTAATACGAATTACATCCTCGGTAATGATGTCGTTGTGAATCCAACGGTACAAGCTGCCTTGCATCTTGTGTTCATCATCACGGGAACCAGCAACCCAGGAATAGGTTGAGGTAGACTTGAAGTCTTGTAACAGACCTTCTGTTACGATGTCGAATTTACCACCAATAGTCCATCCCTTAACTTGCTTGGTTCCACGCTGTTCAATGTAGATTGGGATAAGGTCAGGATTAGCAGCAAAGTCTGCTTTGGTTGGGTTAATGACTACTGCATCAATTACTCGCTGAGGGTAACCTAGCTTCTTCAATGCAGTCTTATGACCTAGCTTCCAGGCTTTCTCGATAGAATCATGTAAGCCAGTACCCATTGATGTGGATACGAAATCCATAACATCAATTGACTGGTCACTGAAATCTACACGATGCTTCATGACGATTTGCTTAATAGGCTTAAGCAATGTAGTAGCAGACAGGTACTTAGGGTTGTCTACATAATCATACTCATCATGCAATAGCCATACAGCCAGAGCTAGTGAGACATCATGGTTGTTGGTTATCTTCATCAGTAAGTAATCCTGTAACGGTAAATATCTGCCCAATTGATAGACTGGAACTGTGGTTCTCCCGGAAAGCATGTGTATGTTTTACAATGGTTTTTGTACTCATACTCAATCTTCTTCCACTTACGCATGAAGGAAGGTCTTTCATTACTGTAAACCCAATCGGTACAGGATTCTTCCAACTTAACTACTTCACCATTACCCTTAGAATCTAGGAAAGCTTTAACAAGTAGACGATTAGCGTAATGAACTAGCTTCTCACAATCATACACTGTAGTGTTTCCAGGTTTACCATTACCCATACGGGCAGCAGCATTTCGCCATAAAGCTTTAAAGGCACAACCTTCATCGAAGGTCATGCCCAGTGCTTGGATAATATCCTCACACTCTGCTTGGTACGGCTCTTGCTCTTTCCGTTGGGGGTTCTTAACTGGTACTACATACCAATTATTCAATCCGCCGGAGAGCTTAGTCATTATTCCCCCTTGGGAATCATGTTTGCCTGGAACTCTGGTTCAGACATCAGACCCAGGTTGTTAATAGACAGATAAACAATGTCTTTCAGGTCAACCGAGGTGTCGAAACGCTGGTCCAGACTGATTTTCAGGGAGTGATTGGCACGGGCCAAATCTTTATAGGTCACATGAGGTTCGTCAGTGAGCAGCATTGTGTTCATGGTAAGCAGGGAACCATCATCAGCTTTAGGAAGCTGGAAGATTACCTGTGCTGCCACCATCCAATGATATTTTCTGACAACGGTTTCTTTAGTACTTTTAGTCATGCGAATGCCTTTTGAATTATTTGATGAACTTCTTCTGGGGTAGCGTGATTTGGAATTTCAATCTCGTTAGCCCACGTTGGGTAGAACAAGGATAGTTCCCCACCCAAACCAACTTCTGGATGAGCAATATCAGGATGGTCTTGCCAGTTAACGGCTTCAACCAAGTGCTTGTTCGTGTACTGCAAGGTATCCATGTTGTCACGAATCATGAAGTACTGAGCATCATGAATGTGAATACTAGGACGTATATCTAATCTGAACTCACTGGCTCTGACTTTACGCATAAATTCTGAACCAGCACGGTTATTGAGTAGACACCAGCTTTGTCCCAAGGCATTACCAGCAGTTCTACCTTCAGCTTCTGCTTCATATGGAGTCTTACATGTCCCACGTAAAACCTGAGCCAGTAAAGGAGTACGCACTCTCAAACCAAATGCAGCAGTAACATAACCAGTCTTGGCAGCTTCGTCTAGCTTAGCCTGAACCCACATATCACTAACTACATAGAGGTCGTGATAACGTTTCTCTGTTGTCTTAGCTTTCTCTTCCGAGAAGCCACAGTTTTTCATCAAGCCCATATACGTGCCACCATAGGTAAGCAAGAAGGTTGGGGCTTTAGAATCACTACGCAAGTGCTTGTACTTCGTCTGAATAGAGTTGATTGACTCAACTGTGTCTACTATGTCTGGCATCTGCTCACCGAAGTAAGCATACGCGCGTAGACTATGACCGTCATAACCATCGGTATATACCTTAAGTTTCTGAGGGTCTTTCGTAGTTAAAGCTGAGATACGGTCTTCAAGGCTTGCAAAGTCCAGTCCACAAAATATCCAGCCTGGTGGTGCTTCGAAGCATTTCTTAATCTTCTTGGCATATTTAGAACCACTGGGGATGGTCTGTAGATTAGGCTCGGACGCTGAGAGACGTCCTGATACTGTGCCCCCAAGATTGAGGTTACCGAACAGGTAGTGCCAGCCATCTGGTCCAGGCTGTGCATTACGGAAAGCTGGTATGAATGAAGTGATAATCTTATCCACGAGCTTATAGTCGATAAGTGCATTGAGCAGTTCCTTAACATCTTCACTCTGCGTATGTGTACGCAGTGCTTTAATAGTGTCACCGTCAGTAGCAGGTTGCTTGCTCTTAGTAAGACCAAGAACCGGTAAGCCAATATAATCAAATAACAGCTTCTGTAATTGTGGACCGGAGTTAGGATTAAACTCGATGTCACAATCAGCCAATGTTACCTGCTTCTTCTTAAGTTTAGCGTTCTTATCGTCTACCCATTCCTGACGAAGCATCAGGGTGAAGTTCTTCATGAGCTTAGACTCACGAATAGTTTTCAGAGCCTGGTTCCTGTCAGTTTCCATCTCTTCAGCTACTTGGTTAACGGTTTCCATATTCATGGGCATACCGGTTAACTGCATCTGAATAATGTCTTCGCAGGCTGGTTTAAAGATGTTGATGTAAACATCCAGTTGGTCATCAGCAATGAGAGTATCCCAGTGCTTCTCGTAGGTGTACCACGTACACAAACCATCAATGAGGTTGTAGCGTAACAGTTGCTCATTAGGAATAAGACGAATGTCTTTAATATCGTCCTGAGCATAGTTACCAGCATATTCCTGAGCCTGTTCTTTCAGACTAAGATGATTACCGGCACAACTGTTAGTAGCCAGATAGGTGATTAACTTAGTACAGTCCCAATTACGTAGCATGATTTCCATGCCATGTAGTAAGCCTTCCGTATCAATCAGGTTATCCATGAATAGCTGATAGATAAGTATGTACACGTCATAGCTAATGTTGTGATACATCTGCCGTTGAGTGTATTTAATGAAGAACTCACGTAACAGGTTACGAACAATATCGTTCCTGTTAATACGCCCGTATGGTGCTTCAGTAGCCCCCTTAATTGGCTCGTAGTCCACATTAAAGGCTATGCCTTGTGTCTTACTCCAACAGAACGTAATCGTTCCTATACCTGCGTTATAGTGCTTTAAACCGAATGATTCGATGTCTATAGCCAGAGGCTTATTCATCTCAAGCAACTGGTCTAGCCAGGCTTTAATCTTTTCGGGTGTATCTGGATAGGCTTCAAACTCAATGATTCCCTGTCCTGGTTCAGCATACTGTCCACGAATGTGGTTAAGTAATGCATCCATACCCTGAGCAATCTTAGCTTTTACTACAGGTGGGTCATAAAAGACCTGTCTGTAGCTAGGTGTATAGATAACCTTCTGCTTACCCCATACTGAGTCACAAACATAGCCGAGGTTAGCCTCTGCTTTAGCTTCTTTAGTCAGTATTTTGAAGTAGTCAGAATCGGTACAGATAATGTACTGAGTCTCTGCATCATCCAGTACTTGTTGCAGTTCCTGCTGTATGAACTCTTTAATCTCCCTTGCAGGAGTCTTCTTCTTGCCAGGGGCAGAATGGAGTTCAAGGAAGATGAAATCTTCCATGCTTAGGTCATAAGGCAGCAGGTAGGTTTTAATCATCTCCTCCCTTCGGATTTGATGACCGAGGATAGCAATAGGATACTTGCCAGTATCCTGAGAGGTGATGTAACGCATAGCTTTACCTTAGAAGATCAGATGTGAAGCTGCATAGTACTCAATAGAAGGTAGAATCTTCTCATACTGTTTGATTGCCATAGCATCACCAGTAAGAGTCCAAGCTGCTTCACGAGTACGCGGTAGCCCTTTGTATTGACCAGTCTGGTCTTGTGCTACCAGACATTCGGGTAGAGCATCACGTACATCCTGATAGGACATACAACCACGAACCAGACGATATACAGTCTGGTTCACAAGATGTACTTCCATAATCAGACGACTGGAGGCTTTCAGATACTTGTCCATTGCAGGCCAAAGTTCTGGATTAAGCGTTAATCGCTCACCGTAGGTTGGAGGTCTGGAAGCATTAGAACGCTGATAGAACTCCCCTTGGTGAAGAAATCCAGCCGATACATCTACACCATTGATACGGTCGTTCTTATCAATGATGCCATTTAACACACCATCAAGACGAACCAGTTCTGCTAAGAACAGGTGCTTGACTATCTCGCTGCTATTGGCAACCTGACCAATAGTTGCTGAACCAATCTGAGGCATATACCCTCCCTTAGAAAGTTAGACCACCATACTTACTGGCAAGATTGCCATAGAACACTACACGCTTACGTGCACGTGACACAGCGACGTAAAGCAGACGGGCAACCATATCGGGTTGGCGACAGCTTGAGAGGTCATCTGCATCAATGAAGATTGTGTCGTAAGTAGAGCCTTGTGATTTATGAACAGTACATGCATGAGTAGCACGGAGGTCTGGAATAGTTTCTTTAAGACGGAAGTAAGGTTCCCAGTTCTTCTCCTTACCTAACCACTTAACCAAACGGTTGAAGTAGTCTGGGTCGGTAGGAATTGGGACTTCACTTACAATACCACCATAACCAAGGTCTAGAGTACTATCACGGACTTCCAGTTCCAGGTCACCGGTAACTTTAATCATGCGAGTACTACTATCCTGGTCGATAAGTTTTACGTCCTGCTCGATAGACAGACGGTCTTCCACGCCTAAGCGAACAGCTGAGTTAGAAACTAGCTGCTCACCGATGGAGTATTCCCCCACGTAACCGTTAGCTTCACGAATGTAGTTATTGTAATTAATAACCTGGTCATTTGTGTAAGCAACAATACGGCTATTTGTGGGTTGAGTGAAGTGACTGAGAACCAGTTTCTCCATCTCTTCTCCCTGCACCCAGTCAATAATGCCTGGAATACATTTAATAGGCAGGAAGCCTGTCTTACCTTCCACCGTATCACGCAATTGCTGGTGCAATGCTTTGAGTTCTGGTGTATCGGTACGCATCTGTTCAGTCAGATAGTGTGTTGGGATATTACCTGCATACACTGGAGACTTACTCTCTTTAACAGGTAGAAGCTGAGAAGCATCACCTACGAATACCAGTTTGCACTGGTGAGTACCTTCACGAGCATACTTAAGTAACTGACGGTCAATCATGGATGCTTCATCTACGAAGATGATTTTGTTCTTCTTAATAGTGAATGACTTAGACGGTACGACATTAGCCTCACCAGTCTTAAAGTCATTCTTAACAATCAGCCCCTGGAAGGAATGATAGGTAGACGTTGGACGCCCGGTAGCTTGAGCCAGAACTTCAGCAGCTTTGTTCGTGGTCGCTGTCATGACAACTTCGTTATACAGAGGCTTGGTTCCCATCAGAGAACAGGTTTCCATATATGCAGGCATAGTGTCATCAATTAGGTGCGACATCAGGAATGTCTTACCAGTTCCCCCAGGTCCACTAATATTGAATTCTGAGGCATTAGGGTCGAGCAGGAAGTCGAAGAACTCCTTCGCAACCGCTTCCTGCCCCTGGTTCAATGGGGCTTTGGTAGGTTTGGAAAACATTTAAATCTCCAGTAAAAAACCCTCCGTAGAGGGTTAGATGTAAGGGGTTAAATCTGGGGGAGTATAATCTTTCCCCTTCATGACTTTCTTGTTCTCGTTGAAGATAGGTTCCCCATCTTCGAACTTAGAATAGTTTGAGCGATTGACTTCAGCCAATGCTCCTGGGACATTCATCCCAAGGAAAGTACCGACGCCAGTTGCTGTAACAATCTGGTCTGCCAGTGCATCCAGCAGGTCAGTACTAACGTCAATACGATAGGCATCGACCTTACGCTTCATATGGTTTGCCAGATTTGTAATGGCATCCTGTGCACGTTGCAGTAGTTCTGCATCGTAGCTACCATTTGGATAAATGGTCTGAAGCATTTCTTCTACTTCTTCTAGATGGCAACCAATCTGGGTACTAATGTTCTTACTCGTCGGATTCGGTACGGCGATTTCAAACCATTTTTTGGTTTGGGTGATAATATCTGACATTGTTATTTCCCGTGTGTTGGAGTGAAGCCATAGTCTTTTTCTGCTTGATAACGGACTCTGGCAGCTTCATCTAAGTCCGTAAAGCGACCTAGATTAATAGTTTTGCCCTCCACCTGAATCTTAGCATTCCACTTACTTCTTTCCTTATCCCAGGAAATACCTGTTATGCCGGAAGAGTTATTAAATTGTTTACTACGATTCTTTTGGTTGAGGTCTTGACCACCTAAGCGAAGGTTTCCAATGTGATTATTGGTCCTTACCCTATCTAGATGGTCAATGAGCATACCTTTAGGTATAGGGCCATTGTGCATTTCCCATATTATGCAGTGTGCTCTCCGTAGTCTTCGTTTGTAGCGTACTAGAACATACCCGGAGGATTTGTCATAGCACCCGGCTTCCGAGCCAACTACGGTATGCACCGCTGCTTTTACCTTCCAGTACAATTTACCGTTCCGATAAGTAAATATGTCACCCCAATTCATCCCGGTGTTTTCCAGCGTACAAACGGATGAACTTGTCATGCTCACTCTCTTGGTTAAGGTGGCGATTATTATATGCCTCCAGAATCAAGTCCCTTACATATGAACGAATCTCATAAGCAGGGCCAACTTGCTCTGATAACCAATCTGCCACATGGGTTGGTAATGGACGGAGTACATTCTCCATGAACGTCCGACGTGTGTCGGCTGGTTCAATGTTTAAAGAACGCAATCGCAAAGTAACCGTAGTGGGGTGAACCCCCAACGTCTTAGCGATAGTTGCGAGGGACAGACCAACAGCATTCATACGAATGATGTCTTCATCAGTTGCTTTGCGATTACTTCTGAATACTTTACTCATAGTACATTTCCTCTTCAAATTTACCCTCACTTTATTATAAGTGAGGGCATTTGAACAGGCTATTACTTAACGGCCTTGACTAGCTTGGTAGCTAATTTAGCTTCTTCTTCAGTCAGACCCATTGCAGTGAATGACTTCTTAGCATGACGCTTATAGTCTTGCAGAGCATGGCCTTTTTGATAGTCAGAATATGACGTATCGTTCAGGATGCTACGCAGATTATCAGCGTGTTTACCAGACGGTGCTACCTTAGTGGCAGTAGCCGAACGGTGAACCTTATTCTGCTTCACTGGTTTTGGTTTGCCGATTGGTTTAGCTGTGTAGGTTGTACGTACATCAGCAATCTTAGCCACTACATCGGAACCAACACCTAAAGCAGCCCATGGCTTACGAGCCTTACCTCGCATTTCCACAAGTAAATCAGCAGCAGCTAATTTATCTTCTGGAGTAGTAGCGTTAAGGAACTCTTTAATTAGTTCCTGAATTTGTTCTTTCACAGTAGGAGCCTTATTAACAATAGGTTTAAGGTCAGTAGCCTTCACTGGTTCAGCAGCTAAAGCCTCATTCAGTGACTCTTCCATATTCAGTGCTTCTTTATTAGCAACTGTACGGAACTGTTCTACAGAACCCGACGATAGATTGGTGTATTTGAGGTTAGTACCACGATGCCCACCAACCATAACAAGTGTGGTAGGTGAACTATGGTTCCCAACGATGGCATCATTAAGCAACTTCTTACCTACTTCTGTCTTAGACAGATAGATACCATTGTTAACATTACTACGTTCCTCTTCTGGTAGTTCAGCAATAATGTGATACGCAGCTACACGCATCTTATTGGTGTTGTACTCAGGAACAGCAAATACATCTTCTGGTGCTACTTTACCAAGGATAGTTACGTTACCACCGAAGTGACGGATGTAACTCATGGATGCTACGTGTAGACCATTAGAGCAGTCCTGACGACGGTCAGGGTCTACCAGGTCTTCTCGTACCTGTACTTTACAGCCTACCCACTGACGGATGTTGCCCGAGTGACAGTCAACGAATACACGTTTACCGTTTTCTTCACCTCTGAACTTAAGGCGTTTCAGGAACAGGATGGAACCATCATCAGCGATAGGCAGTTCAGCAGTTTCCATGAACTTCATCAGGTCTTCCACTGAGTGCAGACGGTCTTTAATAACCGGAGCCAGACGCTCAAGGAACTTAGTAAAGCCCTTGTAGTCTTTCAGCTTGGCAGATTGACGCAGGTGACGGTGTAGGTTCTCAACTCCAGGGATAACCCCATTGTTGGTAACAGCAACAACTACTTCATCTTCCTTCACATCAGTATGGAAGTTAGCATCATCGGTACTGATAGCACCTAATGCAGCCAGCTTCTCAGAAGCAGCAGCCAGCTTATCCTGGTTCGTAGTTTTAACCACTTCTACATAAGGCAGTGGTATTTCTTCACGGTTGGTAAATACAACGTGTACGCCTTTGATATTCTGGGCTTGTTTAGCAAACTCGCTCATTTCATCATCGGATACTGCACGAATTGCAATAGGCCATTCTTGTCTAAGCACGATGTCAGTAAGACCGGAATCCCTCCACAGTACGTCTTTAATAAAACGAATCAGTGCAGGATGGTTGTGGTCTTTGTCCCATCCAGTAACCCACATCAGATTGTCACGTTTGTCGTAACAACCATCTGCTATCGTTACTTCTGGTTCATTAGCCTGGACAGCCAGGAAGGTATCCATAGCTTTAGATACTAATGTCTTGGTAGGATTACCCAGCTTAATATCTGAGACGATACGGGCTGGTTGAACACCTGTACCATCCTCGAAGAACTCTTTAAGTTTAGCTTTAGCTACCTTGAAGAAACGGACGAATCCGTTGGTGTTCTTCTCTGCTTCCAGATATTCAGTACGTAGCTCTACTTCTGGTGCAATGTTTACTTCTATTTGGTCCTGAGTAGTACCAAGACCTTTAGTCTGTGCTTCAGATACAATGCGAGCAACCCGTGGGTCGCTCTGTGGGTATACAACCGTGGAGCCATCAGGCTTCCACAGTGTGAGGTTTCGACTGTCAACTGCCAGTGCGATGATAGAAATCAATTCGATTTTCATCAGATTATTTACCTTTCAGTTTATTTAGACGATTACGGTAGAGGGACTTAAACCCAGGAATATCCTCTGGATTCTTCTTGAGATGTTTCACTAAACTACCTAAGTCCAGGTTCTGTAGGATGTCACCATCGCCCCAGGTATAACGGAATAGCTCTTTGTACTTATTAAGTACTTCGTAATGCTTATGCATACGAGGATTAACCATCCTTACATACGGCTCCAAGTCATCTACTGACTTAATGAGGCCCATCTCAACAAGTCTCTCTTTGTTACGTGGATGGTTTCTTAGGAAGTCACATGCCCATTCGTACTCTGGTTTAAGAACCAGATTCTGCAATGGTTTGAATGTTAGACCTAGGATGTCGAGGATTTCCCAATATTCTCTATCATCCAGCCCTACGTATTCCAGAACACCGATACGTTGTTCAGTGGCATACTTCTTGAATCCCTTACTGGTAATAACAGACATCAATTCATTAAGTCGAATATCGTCAATGTGAATAGCCCCACGACGTTTGGCCTTATTAACTTCGATTTGATTACGACAGACAACAGTTTCTGCTTTCATCTCATCGGATAATTCATACCATTTCCACATGGTGCCAATCTTGGCAGTTTCTGGTCTACCAGAACCAACCTGATTGGCTAGCACGTAGTACTTGGGCAGTTCTACTTCAACGAACCCATATTTCTCATGGTAGATTGGGTCAGCAAACTCCTTCTGAATATATGGCTTGGATTCCCAATCACCACTCCTATTTCGTTCAGTAGTAGTACCTAGTACAGCATTCAATGAAACCAGTGCATTAGTTTTACCTCCTGCTTTGGTTTTATTGGCAGCTATCGTCTTAGCACGTTTCTCAGCAGCTATCTTAGCCTGTTCTCTGCGGAAGTTAGTTGGCTTGTCCCACTCATTGTATTGAGTAAGGTCAATTACCCGATAACCCATAGCAGTGAACTTAGCTACAGCTTCCTCTGCTTCCCCTTTCTTAGGACCAACAACGTGAACAAAAGCAGTACGCTCCAGATCACCTCGGTTGTATTCAGGGAAGTATGAGAAAGAATCTGCACAGTCAGATAAACGTCGAGTAACTACAACGTTCTTGGTAGTGAATATACCGATACCCAAATGGCTGTTATAGCCCATCTTAAAGTAGTTAGTAAGGTTACCCTTCACTAAGTCAACACGGTTACCTTGGTTCATTATGTAGCCAGACCACTTAGCACCGGAGGCTTTTAAAGCAGCAAGCTGAGGTAGGTGCAGATGACGATATACTAAATCCTGGAATGTGGGGGCGCCATCTGTACGAGTATGCCTAAGAGCATGCATAGCCTTACCATACAGTTTCTTAAGACCTACATATTCAGGACGAGCCAATAATGCCTTGTTGGATAGATTACGCCAGTGCTTAATATGATGCTTACGCTGCTTAGCCCATAAGCTAGAAAACATATAGCGTTGAACAGTTTTGTCTGTAACAACAAGAAGGAAAGACGGATATTCCCAGTAACGAGCAGCAGATTGGGAGGCATATTCTTCAATCTGCTTAATAGCTTCAGGAATCTTAGCCTTAATCTCTTTCTCCATCCGGTCTACTAAATCTACACATAGAGCAGTAATACCATCGTCAGTTAATTTCTGGTTAGACAGTGTTTCACGACTAGGGGCAATAGCTAAGGTATCTGGAGCAGCCTGAACTACTAAAGTGTCTGCACCAATGATGTTCATGAAATTGAGGATAAGACCTACAGCCTCATCACTAGCTGGACTAGATACTATTGGGTACATTACGTTACCGTAACGAACAAAGATGTTACTGCTACCCATATAGCCTTGATACCAGCTATTGGACATATCATATGAACCAGGTTCAAATGACATACCCAGCGTATTCAATAGAGTGTAGTCACCTTGCTGAATACTATTGCCTGCTTCTGTTTTAATGAGTTTAGGGATACTAAGCTCAGCTTTAATCTCACCGTTAAATACGATTGATGTGATGTAATGCACGAAGGTATTTACATCATGTTTACCCAACTGGAATTTAACTTCCAGACCAGATTCCTCAGTGGGAATATTAGTAACAATAGGAACAATACCTGGTTTACCATCATTCTCAATTGCAGCCTTAGCTACGTTATATACTGACATCTTTCCCTGGTTCCATGAAGTAACCTGGAAGCTGTCTGTATAAGCGAATGGGGATTTACATCCCAGACCAAAGCCACCAGTAACACTACTGTTGGACTTCTTGGTAGATGCACCATAGACACCATAAATGGAACCAATGAGTTCATCTGGAATGCCACTACCGAAGTCTCGGAAGGTAATAAAGTTGTCTGTATCAATAGTGATACGAATAGGTGTATCAGTCTTGCCTGCTTCAATATGAGCATCCCAACTATTACAGATAGTCTCACGAACTACTGCCAGGGTAGGATTGTTATACAGGGAAGTACTTAATACGTGAAAGAATGCCGGGTCATCAGAGATGCCAAAGGCAATTGTTTCTTTGCCACCCAGTGTCGCTGAGGTAGCTACTTCATTGGTATCTGCAACTAACATTTATTTACTCTCCAGTTTAAATGTTGCTTATAGGAAAAGACTGAATACAACTACGGAAATACCTACGGCTGTACCGTATGTACCTAACAACTCATTAAGTAGGTAGGGTAGAGCCATGAAATAGTTGAATACTTCAACCATTACGTTTACCTGCCATTGCTTGAAGGATAAATACTACAGCATCAGAAATTTGGTCATCGGTTGGCTCAACTAATTGTCCATCCTCGTCATACATTTCTTTCAGAAGTGCATTCAGTTCAGACATACCAGCTAGTACCATTTGCTCATTTGGTTCCAGCCATAATTTACGTTCCTCTGCCAGTGCAGCAATGCACATACACAGGGAAGCGATATTAGCTGGACAAGCAGCAATATCACCGGTAACTGCAATATCACTAAGTGGAACAGCTTTACCAGTTTTACTATGAATAACTTTAGGATTAATCATGGATTTGCTCCAGGTTATGGGCAGGGATAGGGAAGCATGGATAGTCACCGGTAGGATCCAGTGTTACTGATACATGCAGTGTATTTGTCATTTGGGTTAACATCAGAGCAGCATTGAAATCGTCTTGGATACAGGCATATACAATGTCACCCTTCTCACCCTCACACATTACAGGTGTGTCTTTAATACGGTATTTAGCAGGCATACTGTTTCCTTATTTTTTGTAAATAAAAGGATTTCTGTAATCCCAGGCTCTATTAAGTTTTTCCAGCTTAAACCCTGCATAACCTGATTCTTTAGACAGGATTTCTTCTGCAATATCTGCTGCGTTAATCGTGCATAAACGCCCGTCTATGCAGATGTTTTTAAAACTGCCGGTGGATTCCCTGTATAATCCATTGGAATCTTTCTCCAGCATAGTTGCATACCAACTTGCCATAAGTCCTCCTGGGACAGTAATTGAAACCAAAAAAAGACCTCCCGGAGGAGGTCTTAGGTTTATTTACGATTCTCTTCTACGAATTGTCGTAGACGTTCCTCAGCATCATCGCGTTCCTTAATGGCTACATAATCGCGTGCATAGTAATACATACACCACAAACCAAGAACACATGCAGAGAAACGGGCTACAACGAAGAACATCTCTTCCAGGCTCTGTGCACCATGCAGTGCAAATACAAATTCCAGAACCAGGATGATACTTATAATCATTGCTTGGATAGCTAGACGTTTCATTCTGTAATTGTTTCTCCTGGGATTAGCTTACGGAATTGGATGAAATCCAGTAAGTTGCCTGAATACAGCTTACCTTCACGATCCATAGAGGTAACACCCTGTTCCCAGGTTAATGGGTTCTGGTTGTTAACAAACTTGGTACTGAAGTCCATCGGGGTAGCCTGATGCTCAGTGGGTGATGCATGAATTGGCTGTTTCTCTACCAACTTAGCAAAGAGGTCAAGGTCATCACTAATAGTGGATGGCTTGCCTTCAAAGTTGTTATAGGAGGCACGAGCACAACGAGCAGCAGAGACTTTAAGCAGTAAGCCTAAAACTTCTTCATCACTTGGTTTATCACAAGTAACTCGTTGATATTTGCAATGATCGTAAGCGTTAATACAATCAGTCCTGCGAATATAAGGCAGATGCCACTCACCTTGGGACAGCTTAGATGGAACACTTTCATTATGAGCCTTACGCATTACTTGAGCTAGTTCACGAATCTCTGGTTGGGCATCTTCATGGTCACGCAAACCATAGAAGTTAGCCCAGCTAGTTGAAGTTACCACTACACGGATATGTGTGAATGGTTCCAGAATACGGTTAACAATCTGCTTATGGACTAGTCCACGACGTAATTGTTCAGCATATACAGCAGCAGCAGATGCAGCGTTATCCCAGATAAACTTAGCATCCTCAATCTCCATGGGAGTGAGTTCTTCTTCTGCTTGCATACCTTTCTGGTTCTTTCCCCAGTAACTTGGCATCACTGGTTCATTACGAACCTGTTCTATGAACTTAGAAGTAGGGATAGCACGACTACTTGAAGCATTTCGGTTGAATACACGGTGGGTCATAAACTCACTGTGAATGAATCGGGGATAGATCAATTCAAAGGTAGTAATACGAGTACCCGTTGCATGATGAACGGAATCTGCAATGACAGTTGCCTTAATCATTAGAATGACCTTAGATAGTTGGTGATACCACTACGGTTTTCTGTAATCCTCTTGGCCTGAACATATACCAGCTTAAACTCACTACGTGGTAGTTCCTGTAATACTGCTATACCTTCAGTAAGGGCCACAGAACACGCTACAGCGGTTTCTTTTTTAAAGGAGTACAAGTCTTCATACATAAGGGCTTCATACTCTTTACGGAGCATACAGAGAGCATCTCTTGCCTTATCACTTACTTCTTGTGAACCAGCAGACATAGCTAAGCTGTATATGATAAAGACTTGTTCGAAAACAAAGTCCAGTAATCTATCAGGGGTATTGGTCCCCATGAATAATTTTGTTGCGTAGGAACGAGCTTTACGGTTGAGTTCGTACTCATCCTCTATGCCTTTATTATAAAGAACAGGATTTCGTTCCCTTTTTCTTAGAAATGGGATACGCATTAGTATTTACTACCTCTTCTATACCAGGGGTAATGGTGGGTAGTGCTCTTGCCTTTGAACACATCCTTGGTATAAGGATTCTTTTGTATTTGAGCCAGGTAAAGGTGCATTTCGTCATAGCAGGGGCTAAGCCAGAACTTATCTATGATTCGGTCTACCTTAGATTTCAGATGGGGTTCTGGGGGAATGTATGAAGTGACATTAAAAGGTCTGCTAGTAATCCATCCCTTCTTAATATGAGTCTGCATTGCTACATAAACATCATGGCTAATCCCATTCTTTTCCACTTGGTCATGTATAGCTATACCTAGATTACGCATTGCAGTTTGTTCCAGTTTACTTAAGTCCAGTTCATATAAGATAGACTTACCATTTCGTCTGTTTGACATAAGAGTACCTGTAATTAAAAAAGCCCACGGGTTAGGTGGGCTTGGATTAGGAGATGGATAAGCAATGAGCTGGAAGTAACTTCCACAAGCACCACTATACAATGATGCTTAGGTTAGTTACTTATCAGACTGGCTCGTTTGAGAAACGTTGTACTGGTTTCCACTACCAACGTTAACGATTGTAGTCTGAGACTGTCCTTTATTAGACAGTGACCAGATCAGTGCTACTACCCAGAAGACTAAAGACCAGCCTAATACAATATTGAGTACACCAATGCCCCACTTAGAGGCATGGCCTCGTGCAAAAGCAATAATAGTAGGGATAAGGTATACAGCTAGTGCAAATAACAGAACAAGGATTGCTGCTAAAGATTCCATGATGGTTCCTATGTAGGGTTGAGTTAGTTTCTTCACAAATAGCCCAACTATGGTGGGCTATTTAGGCAGCTACTTACTCAGCATCTTTGCTTGCAGGAGCAAGAGCTTTCTTCAGGTAATTACGTACCGAACGATAGGTTTCTTTGGTGTCCATAGCGCTATCATTTACAAATACGATACGTGCACAGTCAGACAGTGGAATCTGTTCTACTGCAATTACATTTGCAGCATTAATGGTTAAGCGTACATCTGAGGTTGCATGGGTTACTTGAAATACCGACATGTTGTTTCCTTATTTGCTGCTTCTTGCAGCTACTGGTTTGTTTTCCTGGTTCTGATACTTGCCATTGTAATTAGCAGGTTCTTGAACCAGATGAAATAATACTTGAGCTATCCCAGCACCAGCCGGGATATGTAGTTTCTTACGACCATGATAGACCAGTTCGAGGGTAAGATATCCTTTCCATCCTGGTTCTATTACAGTGTTGAACACTGACAATGCACGTCTTGCCCATGTGGATTTATCGTGAACGATAGCCACACAGGACGGGGACATGTTGAACTTCTCAATTGCTGAAGCCAATGCGAATTTACCGAGATGGCGTGATACTTGTTTTCCATCAATGATTTTCACCATTGGAATCAACCCAAATAAGCGATAGAAGGTGATGTCTTGTTTGATACGAATATCATAACCGGCTTCACCTAATCCATAACTTACACCATGCTCGGATACCTTACGGTCTGGGATATCCAGCAATTGAGATGAACGGTATAGAGAATTACCATTAACAACCATTATTTCATTCCTTTAGGGATATGAACTACCTCCCCAAAAGGTACGGTAGCATTGGGATTATTCAGAACACACCATATGATAGGGATATCAAATGGTAATTCTTCCATTGGACGAACATACATATCAGAGAATATGATTGCAGCGGTTGGCTTATTCTTAATGATCCAATCACGCACTGGTTCAAGGTTTGTACCACCGCGACCAGTAATCTTAATCTCTTCGAAAGTATCTTCTTCAGTGATGTCCATCTCTTCTTGGATAATATCGTCGAAGGTAATAAGTGTCATCTTCTTAGGATTGAACTGGCTCTTAACGTAGGCAACCTCTGAGTTAAAACGCAGAGAGTCAGCACTACTAATGGAACCAGATACATCCTCAAAGTAGGCTAAGTGTCGTAAGCGTCCTTCATCATCTTCCAGGGAAGGTAGATAGATGTCAGTGAAACGACGGTTAGGTCTGGCCCATGTATAATGTGAGTCATCAATGTCGGTAAAGAAGTTCAGCAGGACTTCCTGCCAAGGAACCACTGGTTTAAGGAATTGGGTAATAACCTCCTCCATACGACCAGCACCTTTACCGGGCAGCATTCCACCAGCCATCTTCTGGCTTTGCATTGCACGTACTACGTTGTTGACAACAGCACCCTGGGACTGCCCCGAAGTGGGAGCTTTCATGTCGCCAGCAAGACCTGCTCCAGCACCCCCTGACGGCTTCTGCCTTTTCTGAGGGTTCTTCATCAGATCATCGTAGATGTCTTCTTCGACCCATCCTTTATATTTAGGGTCTTTGCAAATGCCTTCGTTGATACCAGTGAACTTGTAACCATCTTCTTCTAACTGAAGGTTAATGAAATGGTCACATGCCTGGTTCCAGACTTCTGGGTCACGGCTTCCACAACGGATTCCGTGTAGGTATGCCACATGCCAGAGTTCGTGCATTAGCACTGTTTCTCTTGCATCTGGACACATCCAGATAAAGAAGTCTGGGTTGAAATGGAGTTCTATCCCATCAGTACATGCAGTGGGACAATCCTCACGTTTCCATGAGAACTTAAGACTACACAGCAATGAACCAAAAAACGCTGCACTGCGTCCGAGAAATGCCTGCGCCTGAATACGGTCATACTCACGCATGAGTTGTTCATCACTAAGTGTGTGCTGGGGTATCTGGTTCATGTTGTGATTATCCGTGAATGTAACGAGAGATATTGGCAGCAGCCTTACGCCATTCAGGAGTAGCCTGAATTTCTGGTAATGCTTTACCTGCTGTACGGAAGTACAGAATCTTATGAGTGAACGTTTTAAAGCGTTCAATATACTGAAGTACATCAGCAAAGTTATCTTCAGTAGTTTTGTTAGCCAGATGGTTAACGGTAGCCCAACACAGGTTGTTATCTTCAGGCAGTGCACAGCCCAAAGGGTCTTTGACTACCTTCTCAATCGTTATCATACGATTGTATACCTGAGTGAACTGAACAAATTCTGTAGCTTTACCGGCAGTAACGTGGCCTGCATAGTAGATAGAATCTTCATCAGGCAGAGCACCTTCTGGTCGGTTCTTGAGGTCTTTGTTAACAAAGTCCCAGGTACGAGGACAACAGAATGTTTTGTTCTTATGGGCAGGATCGAAGTCATGCAGATAGCCCGGGTTAGCATGTAAGAATGCAACCAGACGCTCATCCCATTCTTGTGGAATCATTACGTCTTCAACAAAGATGTCGAAGTTAAGTTCCATTTCGAAGTGAACAACACGAGACTGCATTGCAGTACCCAGAGGGTTAACGATGGCTCGGTCAGTAGCTTTGTTACCGGCACAGACAATCATTACATTAGGGTGAAGTTTCTTCTGACCAGTCATACGGTCGAGAATCAGTTTGTATGCAGCAGCTACTACTTCTTTTTTAGCTGAGTTGAACTCATCAAGGAACAGGAGCCAGCCATTATATCCTTCTGGCACTTCGTCTCCCTCAATAGGGAATAAGTCAGCAAACGGGATAAACTCTGCACGGTCACCATTACGGAATGGTAGACCAGACAGGTCTTCCGGGGCAGAAGTAGACAGACGATGGTCAATCAGCTTCATACCAAATTCTTCTGCAACAGAACGAATAATTGCAGACTTACCCATGCCTGGGGATGAAGTCAGGAACGGTACGTTACCTGCTTGCAAGGCACGGATAATAAAGTTACGGGCTTGGCGTGTATTACATACAGTCAAGGAGTCAATGCTCGCCATTTACTTACTCTCCTAAAGTTAATGGAATTACTAATTAAGATTTAACGCATGGATACGCTGTATCAATCGCTAACAGAACCATGTCTGATGGTATTTTTACTGCATTAACCTTTCGGTCATACAGAATAATGGATGCCACCCTGTCAAAAATGGGACCTAACTTCATATCTTCAGGTACACAGTTCTTCCCTGCTTCTACGCCCATAGTAACCATGCCCATGAAGTAACCCTGGTTCACAAAGTTTGCATTATTGGCTTTGTAATCAGCAGCAGCTTCTAGCAAGGTTGCACGACTGGATGCCTGAGCACCAAACGACAGAACTGATAAAGCTACTAGAACAACAGCAATTAAAGTTTTCATTTAGTTACCTTTTAACTCGTTGAGTTGAAGTACTCCGGTAGGGGTTAATGACCACCCAAGACCAGCATTAAACTGTACTAAGCCCAGCTTCTTAAGAGACTGTGCGGTTTTGTTATTACGGTTGCTGGTGGCAGAACCACCTTGAATCATGCGAAGGAAAATTGCTTGGGACTGAGTAAGTTTCATTTCTTCTCCGGTACGAACTGCATTATGCAGTTTTGGTTACGAGGGATATTCAATTCACATTCATGCTTGAGGGTTTGTGTTACAGAATTTGGAGTAGAACCAAAGTAGGTATTAGAAATAGCTACAAATCCTGCACCAATTAATCCACCTAACATGAACGAGAAAAATGCAATCTCTTTATACATTTCCTGGCTCCGGTTTGTTTAAGTCAAAAAAAGACCTCCCTTCAATAGGGAGGCTAAACTTGAGGGTTTCATTTCGGGGTTTATAACCCCAAATAAGAGATACTCTTATTCTGCAACAGTAATAGCGATGGTTACATCGACAGTGCCATTGGTAACTACTACAGAAGTAGCTTCACCAGCAGCTACTGGTTTAACTGTCAGTACGTTACCAGAAATGGTAGCTGTAGCACGACCGGAATCCGGAGCAGTCTTGATAGACAAAGTACCAGAAGATGAACCAACAGGCATAGCAACGATGGTTACAGACTTACCTTTAGAAGTATCAGTAGCAACAGACAGAGCCAGTGAAGCAGGAGTAGCTACCAGCGAACTTGCTTCGTAGTAGCCTACAGCCAACAACGAGGTATCTTCTACCGTGGTTCCATTAGCATCAGTAACAATCACTTTATAAGTACCGGCAGAAGCAGCTGTTACATTATTAAGAGTTAATGTTGCAGTAGCAGCAGATGGATTACCACTGGAAGCAATATCAGCGAATGCTGCACCAGCAGTATTAGCTTTGAATTGCCACTTATAAGTAAATGGTGCTTTACCACCTGCTACATCAATATGCCAGTTAACCTTCTTGCCTTCGATGACAGAGACTACACGAGGCAGTTTGGTAGCAACAGTCAGACGTGGAGTAGCTTTCATGTCGATGGTGACTGACTGCATATCCACAATGTTGTTAGGCCAGAAGCCTGCTTTAGTAGGGTCTTTAGCAGAACGTTTATATAACAGGTCACGAACACCGTGATAGATAACTAAGCTATCAGGGTAAGTGGCATCCGGGTGTACAAAAGTACCTACTTCCACAGAACCACCTGGAACACTACCACCTGAATCAAGCACAGTAGCAACGTTGGTAGTTTTATTAAACGCAATCTTTAAGGTTGGCATGCATGTATCCTCTTGAGTAAATATGCCCAATCATTATGAAGGCTGATAAAAAAGAAAGCCACCCTCATGGGTGGCTAGTTGATGATGAGGTAAATCCAGTAAGCTAACCAACCGGCTATTACAAAACATCCGGCAGAGTATGCTCCATAGTAGCAATGAGCAATCTTGGATTTGTGGGCATTAACTATAGTGAATATCACAATAGCGGATAAAACTATCAGTACGGTTTCAGTAATAACATTATAGATGTCTGGCATTTTGACTACCTCCAAGCAAAAAATAAAAAGCCCCATACCCGAAGGTATGAGGCCAGTTTATTAACTTAATGCGTAGTCTGTTTCAAGAATGTCCTGCCAGAGGCTGTCATCCAGCTTACCAGCAGAGAACTCTTGCCCCAGTACCTGAGACAGAATGAAGCCCAGTAGGTCACTCTTAGCAATGTCAGACAGAATCTGATTGTACTGACGACGCAGGTCATTGCCATAGTTAGGATGGCAACGGAAGCAGTCATGTACAGTCAGTACAGGGAAGGGTTTCTTAGGCATAGTATCAATCATATCAGCTACTACCTGACGGTCCACGTAAGCAATGGTACATGGATCCAGATAATCCAGGATGGATAAGGATAAGAAGCCAGACTTCTCATAATGACTCCATAGCTCTTGTACCATCTCCAGGTTACCCTCAATCTCTCCGTATTCTGAAGGACCTTCATCACAGAGTTCTCGCACAGCTTTTACTAAGTCAGGGTCGTAGTTACAACGACGCAGCATCTCACGTACCACCATCCCATCAATAGAGTGGGTGATGTTAGCAGAGAGCATACGAGTCTTCTCTTCAGTACCCTGAACCATACGAGTGATATCGAATGGTTTACCTAAGAAGTTAACAGTTTGTACTTCTGTAACCATGACCTTAATGACAACATGGAAGTTGTCAGGCAGTATCCATATGTAACGGTTAGCATCCGGATTACCACATTGCAGTAAGAACTTGTTCAGTGCCCAAGGACCACTTGCAACAGTTTCCATTACATTCTCAAAAGTCTTGAGACGGATACCTTCACCGAATACTTCTTTAGGCTTGGCTTCTGAACCGTAGAATGCAGTCATAACTGCCTGCTTAGTGTCACTACGTTTAATACGTGATGCTTCACCAAGGATGTCCAGCATCTTATGATAGATAACTGTATAAGCATCACGACGTAATGGCTTACCATTCTCACCCATGTAATTAACTACGTTACACAGTTCAGCAGCAGAACGGTCACCAGTCAGACAAGCCAATAACTGCAAGCCAGATGATGTAGCATCCAGAGCTACGGCATAACCAATAGGCTTACCGGCTTTCATATCTTTCCATGCGTTTACACCTGCATAGAACAGTGCAGATTCTTCAGCTTCATCTACCAGATTAAGCAGGTTAGTTTCGTTCTCATCGAACCAGCTAATACGTTCATCCCATGTCTTTTTATCTAAGCCATAGTTGTTAGCGATATCTACTTTCAGGTATTCACGAGCAGTTAGCAGTTGCATTTTATATTCCTTAGCGTCTTGAGCCATTTGGCTCGCATTAGTGGATTAGTAGTTGTTAAGTTCTTTATTTGTTTTGGCGAACTCACCAAAGTATTTGATTGCAGCGGCATCATAGGCTTTAGCGGCTTCTACAGGGTCACTAAATGATCCTAATGCTACTTTAGAACCATTAACCTGTATCTGCGCCAGATACTTACCATTACGCATACGAACACCCTTAAATCCAGAAGTGTTATTCTTGCTCATGGTTCTATTGCGCATGTTCTGTGTGTGGGTTGCCTCACGTAGATTATCCCAGCGATTATTAGCTCGGTTCGTATCATTGTGGTCAACTTGTTCAGGCCATACGCCAGTCATTATGCACCAAGCCACATGGTGAGCTTTGTAATCTTGCTTATTAATGACAATCTTGCGATGTCCTCTGGAGCCTGTTAGGCCAGTCTCCTTACCTCTTACGTTGATGTACACCAATGGACTATGAGTCCAATGAAATGTTCCATTCACTGGGTCATAGTCGAGTAGTTCCATCAACTCTGCTTGAGTTGGTTTCATTAGTCCTCTACTAGTTCTTTATCGGCAAATTCAATGACAGCTTTGTTATATGAAGTGCCTTGGTAGGATATATGGTATCCAGCACAGTACGTGCGGCCTCGTTTGTCGTAACGATGGGCTAGTGAGAAGTTATTACCTTCCTGAGTCACTAACTCCATTACTTCCTTAGCTGTACGGCTGTACTTCTCAAAGGCTTTAACACGTTTCTCATAGTCCTGACGGGATTCACCCTCTTTGGGTTTATCCATGTTAGGACGAGAGTCTTTTACATAGTTAGCAACGTCCCAGTTAATGCAGAGTCGTTGGTTGTTCATACGGTTGATGTGATCAAGGCAGACATCCATCTCATGATGGTTCTTCTTGAGGATGATGCTTCCCTTAGTCTGGTAGTAACCAGTATCCCTGTTAGTTCTGACAGGATTGGGAGCACTTACTATAGGTAATGGATACTGGAATGCTTCCAGTTCCATCTGTACATCTTCACTAATCTCATAGATAACACCGAACTTGTCGATGGTAGGGTCATAGTTGAAGCAGTCATTCTCTGCCATCTTATACAGACAGTCAGCGATATACTGAGCATCATCTGAGTGGCTCATGAGAGAGCCAATCATAGTCTGGATGTCAGCACGTTTATGTAGAGCAATCTGCACCATTGCATCAATGAGCAGCTTATAATCAATTTCTAAATAGGCAGCGAATGCCTTAAAGTCAATTTCTTTGGAGTCCTCGAATTCCTTCCTCATGCGAGGCAGTAATTGATTTTTATTGAATAGGACTTCAAGCTGCTTCTGATGTTCAATAGATGAGTACATCGCATATTCTCCAATTAGTTATTTACATACTTGCAATTAGACGTCTACCACTATGCTCATTCGCATAGCTGTAGTATATGGTTAAACTGTCCGTATAGATGTTATGTCTCCAAGGCCATACACTATTTAGTACAACCTCGGCATGACCTGCTTCACTACGGTAAGCAGCATTAATTACTTCTTTTAACTTGTAATAGCTTTCCCATTTTCTCTTATGCCTTTTAACAATGATTTCCTGAATGGATACTGCCATGATTACTTCCTTAAGCTGCGGAGCAGCTATTACCTAACGCTTAGTCCAAAAGGCAATACGAATATTGTTCTCTTGACCAAGGTAGTTAATACGTACATATAAACCATTACCGCTAAATTCATTACTTTTTTCCCGATAAGGCCATACTAGACTACGCATAGGTATTTTAATTAAACCTGATATGTGACCCAGCTTAGTACGACCTTTTAATTCGTTCTGTAATGCACAATAGATGTCATGCCGTGTGAGTGCTCTGGCTCTGACCTGAGCAGCCCATAGTTCTTCATATGTCATTAGAAGGTTCCCCAGTAGATATAATCATTTCCTAGAATAGGCTTCCAGGCTTCGTCAAACATGACATTGCCGGTAGCATTAGCAAACATAGGAGCAATTTCTTCATCCTTATAACCAGCTAAACCACAACCAATGCGTGTTACTTTAAAGTCCCACTCTGGGTGTGATGCTGCGTATAGGATGAAAGCATTTACGAATACTTTTATGTCATCCAGTTTCATGGGCTTGATGTTCTGATCTTTGGTTGGGATTGCATAGCTGCAACCATAATGACCAACTCCCATTCCATAACGAGCACCATGCTTCTTATACGCAACTTTCGCTGCACCAGCACCGTGACGGCCTGCTAAATTACTATCGAATACGAATATCTCTTTCATTTGTACAATTTCCTTAAGCCTATATAGGCTTCTTGTGGAGTCATATTAAATTCAGGGCGACCTGTAATATATAAATCAATATTTCCTAGAGCTTTTTCATGATCTCTCTGTTCTTTCTTGGTTCGGCAGTGACCACACTTGTTATCCCATTTGGATACGTAGCCTTTACCACATTTACATTGTTTACCCATTTGGATTCTCCACAAAATATTTATACATAGCCTGTACTAGCTTCTCTTTAATAACCTCACCATGACATGGTTTGGGATAACAGAAGCACTGTAAGGCCAATCCTTTCTCGTCAATGGCTTTATTACCCAGACGATTAAGTTCATCTAGTACAACTGGATTACCTTTATCAATCTGTTCTTGGAGCCAGACCTTATACTTAGCAATTACTTGCTCTCTGGTTCCATGTTTACCAATTACGAATGGATTGCCTAATGGCGAACCACGTCCAATATACTCACCGGATTTACCGTGATGTTTATTAACAATAGTAATTGGACGTGCAGATACACCCAGCAAAGCATTGGTGTTATCACCTAATGAGATAGTTTTCATGGTTTAAGTACCTCAATGGATGTAGTTACTTTGCATACAGAAGCTCCTTCTAATGCGTCTATTTTGTAAGCCATACCTCTTGTTAGCATTACTCCGTTCATTACTTTATTAACCTCTTCTAGGTTAGGTACGGAAAATGCTTCATTTAATATAGGAGTTGTATGCCAATCTATGTAATCATCAGGCATAGCTATAAAATCATCTCCCTTTTTGAATACATAATATTCTTCATAGATCATGGTTTTAGTACCTGAAATGCGAATACAGGACGTTTACTACGCCATTGGTTCATAGCTAATTCACTAGCAGGAGAGCCATCATGTAAATCATATATGAATGTAATCATATACTCTGGTTCTTCTGGGAAGTTCTCTGTAGAGAACGGTAGACCTGCTTCCTTTAATACAGGAACCAGTGGTGATTCTAGTACACAGTAGATAGTGAACTCTTCATTAAATGCTTTACTAGTCTGAGATACATAATCAATATTACGCATCATCTTATCGACATCAGTAAATGTATTATCATGTACTACTACGATGTTATTCACTCTACTTTCTCCAGGGTTAGATATACTGTATTCATTTGTGGCACGTAGTCACAAAAACCAATTTCTTCTTGTCTGCCACTGGACTTCCAAATACAGTTTTCAGTTAGCTTAGGCTTTCTACTAAAACCAATTAGTGAGGCATTCTTACTCTTCTGAGGGCGAGGTAATAAGGCTACATATTTAACCCATAGTGGGACTTCAATAGTTTGTCCCATATAGTTAAATGATTTAGTCACAGGGAATGTAATAATCACTTTTGGTATCCTTGTATATAATTAATACGGCGAATACGTTGAGTAGATGCCTTAACAGCCATCTGTTGATTTTCTTCTTTGTGCTGATTATTTAACAACTTAGCCCATTCTTCCTGGTTCCGTTGTTTCTGTAATATACGACTACACTTACTATGATTAGCAACTCCTTTACGTTTATTACATACAGGGCAAATACCATAATTAGCTGTGTACATCATTGGCTTAGAGCCTCCATTAATATTTTACGAATAACGTTAACATCAGATTCAGTACCAATTAAACCAACAGGTTTCTTAGTACTATCTGTGACAAAGGATGCAATCCTTTCCATCTCTGCTGTAATTAATTTGTCACCACTAATAAGACGATTACGAAGGTAAGCTTCATAAGCTACCTCTATATCCTCTACTGTGGTTCTTTCATTACGAGTGAATGGATTACTTAATGGGAAGGGTAAATGTACCCGTATATTCCTGTCAGCTACTTTAGCTAGGTGAGGAAGTATACATACTATTTCATTCAAGTTTATTACTCCTATTTAAATACATATCTAACTATTCAAAAATAAAAAATAGGAGCCTCCTGTTGGAGGACTCCTTACTATTTGATGCACGGATGATTGAAGGTAACAATCTTACGTACTGGTTCAGATGCCTGTTGCTTAGCAGCCAGACGCTCTTTCATCTTCTGTACGTCAGCTTTGGTTCCCATGATTAATGACTTACGCATGTTTAGTACTCCACATAAAGTTAAAAGGTTTGTTATTACGTACAATTCTTACAGCCATTTGATAACCATTGAGTTGCACAACACCATAGTGCCGTTTCTGTACTCCAGTGTGATATCTACGGAAGATACATTCTTCAATGGCATCCTCAATGTTAGTGAATATCACTGATTCCTCCGTACATACCCTTCTGACAGTGTTTACACATCTCCACCTGGTTCATCTCTTCCACGAGCATCACTCGCTACGGCTGCAAACATACCAATAATTATGCCTACGGCTAGTAACCATGGAAATGCAGCTACCAGCAGTATCATTAATAAAATACACAGAATCTCTGCCAGTAGCTTCATAACATTATCCTTCTAGTTGTTTAGGCAGCATTGCCATTAGTTGTTTAGCCATAGACTCACACTCATTGGTGCAATATTGCTCATCTCGCCATACACCGTCTGAGTACATGTGCAGCCCTTCCATAGGAGTACCTTTGTACTTCTCAGGGCATTTCATGAGGTCACCATAATGAGCACAATCAAAACCGATAACGATTTTATCCTCTAATTGAGGAAGTGCATCCTGATAGGTAACACCACCATGAGCAGAAATGTATTCTTCTGGGTCATACTTAGTAAAGTCTTTGGTTGTTAATTCAATAGGCAAAGCTACGTAACCACAATGATGAGAACCATCATTTACTAACAGGATTACAGCAGGTAAACCGGCTTCAGTAGTCCAGCTTTTTACGATTTTATGGGTAGTCATCTTATTTGGTTCCTTTGTGAAGTTTACGGATTTGTTTGCGAGTAGGCTTAGCTACAAAGAAGTGGTCATGATACTTGCCATTCTTGTCTTCTACAGACACTTGCCAACGAGCACCATAAGTCAATTTGCTACCATACGCAGCCGTGATACTAATGAGTTTAGTTGGGTTATAACGGTTACATAATACACGCATAGTGGTTACTCCTTCATCTAATATAAATCTATATCTACCTGGTTACTGTTTCAGTACCCTTCGTCTAAAGATACTCAAAAAGTAGGAATAGCTTATCGTCTAGTTAAAATAAAAGGACTCCCCGAAGGGAGTCCAGTTGTTGATTAGAAAGTCAGTTTACGAGCATATTTATTCTCGTCTGCTGGGATGTCAGCAGCCTCTGCTTTCACACGACGAAGTTGAACTTGCAGGTTAATGATACCTTCTTCACCTGGTTCCAGGTTCTGAGCATATTCGATTAACTGTTCCAGCAAATCGTTCTGTGCACAACGCATAGCACGGAAGTCAGCATTGCTGCTGTTAGTAGGCAGTGGTTCCTGAGTATCCAGTGGAATACCAGTAGGCAGAGAGATAAACTTCTCTTCCTCAGAACCTTCATTAGCAACATAACCAATGTTCAGCCAGAACTGAGCTTTGGGTTTAGCAGTTTTAGTTTCAGTGGTAGCAGCAGCGTTAGATTGACCGAAAGTGAATTTTTGAATAGACATTTTGTACTCTCCAGATAAATAACCATACTTCGTATGGTTGTCGCTTCGCGACTGATTGTTTGATTTATGGGTTTGTCCGTCGGTGACTAAACCCAAGAAAAGACTTAAGATTTCAATGATTAGTGGATGCATTTACATCCTCAAGCTGCGGAGCAGCTACTTTTAGACTGACTGCAATACTGACAAATCGTTCGGTAAGTCCTTAATGGAGTTGAATACTTCTTCTGTGCTATCCAATCGGATACCAATAGATGGGTCTTCAACCATTACACAGTTGTAATCAGTTGATTCGTTTACTTTCTGTAACTCAAAACCACCATGTACAAAGAACTTTTCACCATCTTTAACGTCAACAAATGTAGCCATTTTATTACTCCAGTAGTTAAAGGGATATCCAATAGAAGCGGAGCTTCTTGGTTTTTAAGACAAGTGTTTAAGCAATTCTGCTTTAGCAGATTCATACTCTTCCTCAATTCCAGGCCAATCCTCCGGGTCTTGAGCACCTAACATTTCATGAGCACGAACAGCTTTCTCAAATCGTTCCAGTAGTTCTTCCTTATCTGCACAGGATTCCCATTGCCATACATAACCAGTTAACTTAACAGGTTCTCCTTTCTTAAAGAAAGGTTCTTCCCCAATTAGAATAGTAGAATCCTTAGTAAGACAGATATATTCTCCTTCTAACTCTCCTTCGATAATTGTTCCAACAGGAATGTCAGAATTGCCTCTGATACAACGGAATTTAGTCATGATTTTCTATCTCCTAAAGTAGATAAATATCTACTTTTGACTATCTATCTAATGTTTATAAAAGGAGACTCCGAAGAGTCTCCTATTGATTTAGTCTTTAGTCAGGATGTCAATTACTTTTGAATATTCTGCGTTATAGATACGAGCATTTTCTGAATCTTTGCAGAATTCTTCGATACTTTTCTTACGCATAGTCTCGTTCATAGCTGTTTCTTCAGCTAATTTGTTTACGAATGTATGCATTTCTAATTTAGTACGAATGGCTTGTTTCTCTGCCATAGTAGATACATATGAGTTAAGCATACCTACTGCTTTAGTAGCTGTGCCGAATGTATCTGCAACAGTAGTAGCAGCAGAGTTAACAGTACCCAGTAAAGTTCCTGCGGTCATACGTACAGTAGCGGTAGTAGTCATGGTGATAGCTCCAATAGTTGATGATAGGACGACATGTCCATAACATGCGGAGCATGTGTAACGTGTAAGGTGGGGTAGGGTAGTGGCTACACGGTCAACATACCGGGGGGGGGATGGTTGAGTGTAAGGGTGTAGCCCCTGCCACACCACTACAGCCATACATAGCTATCACAATTTTGACATGCAAAAATAATATGAGGGTTTATCTATCTACCTCCTATTTAGTTCTATATAACATCTGCTCTGCTTTCATACCGTGCTCTGCTAAGAAATAACATGGGCCGGATACGTCGGATACTTTCTCTTCTGGTTCTAGTTTTATAAAGTTAACTATCTTATTCCTAAGTAAGCACTCTCCTCGCAGCCAGTGTAAGTCTATATCTGGGTGGACATAGACAGGAACATTAGGGTTATTGTTCTCTTCCCAACCCCATAGGATACCTTCCCCTACATGTAGTCTTCCTGTACCAGATAGGAAATATAATCTCATGTTAATCCTTATTAAGCAGTTAAATAGGAGGGAGCATATACCTGGTTCAAGGTCTTGTAAGGTTGTAAGAATGGTGGGATTAGGTCCACCAGCATAACCTATCTTAGTAAGTTTCATGGTATATAATCCTTACTCTTTTAAAATCTTTATTAGGTCTACCATCTATAGTAAGCCCAACAAAACCTTCTTCTATCCTTGGTTCAAAGAACAAGAATGCAGATTCCCCAGCAGGTATCTTTATGGGTTCTCCTGGATTAAGGATAGTTAACTTAGCAGGACTATTTAAAAGAAGAATGGAGCCACGGGTACTATCTGCTAACTCGCCAGGTAGCATGAGCATATGACAGTCTTGCAGCAATAACCACTCAATAGCTTTAGTGACGTTCCCAGAGTAAAAAGAAACTCCATCCGTATATTGATGTAGGAATAGCACTCTATTCATTGGGTACACCTGTCGCTAGATAAATATGAGTAAGAAGGATACAGGGTAATGAGTCTACCTGTAAGAGTAGTATCTACCATAGGTTCACTGGAGGAGTAGATGTGTACCCTCTTACCTTCTGGTATCTCAATAGAGGTATCTATCTTAACAAAGTTAATAGGTACACCTAACATTAGACAAGAACCAATGAACTCATCCGCTTCCTCACTAGGTTCATACAATACAGTAACACCATCCAATTTACCTTCGAAGAAAGCCTTCTTAGTTAGACCATGCCATCTAATGTTAGAACTGTATGCAGCTAATGTGTAGAAGTGCATAGCTTACTTCCTTACATAGTAGTAACGGTATTCACCTTTCTCATAACGACTATCCCATTGGTATTCATCAGATACCAACATGTATGGGATAGGGTCACCAGCGTTATAGTTGGTATAGACAGAAGGAGGAATAATACATACAACCTTACGGTCATTACCTGCTAGGAAGAGTTGACCCCTTACCTCATGGTAGTCCTCTAAGGTAGGAACCAGGATTACTTGCTGGGGGTTACTGTTCATGACTTCTTCTAAAGTGAAGTCAGCTGTATACATAGATCCCTCAGCTTCAGCAAAACTGGGGATGGTCATTACGAATTTCATGATTGATTCTCCTTCCTTTAGGGATGGGTCTGAAGTAAATGGAAAGTGTTTCATTAAAGACGTTATGGTCAGCTATCAATTCCCAACCATCTATCTTATAGAAGCGTACACCTGGGAAGAACTCGGTAAAATCACTATACTGGGTGAGGTCATACACTCTTGGTTCAGTAAGTATTTCAGCGTTAAGCTGAAGGTTGGATAGAAAAAGAGAACCAATAATCTCATGGGACTCTTCGCAATCAGGAAAGAATACTGAATGTCTCGGGGATAACATCTTACTTACTACTTCTGGTTCCTCAAGGTAATAGGGTTCCTGTTTGCGTAATACACCGGTAACATCAATATCAAAACAGTAGATGCTCATAATTGCATACCTCCAGAAAAAGAAGTGGGGTAGAGCCTCTCGACTCTACCCCTTACCGTTTTCTATCACGGGTCAGTTCATCCCCCTAGGTACGTATGTACCGTTAGACCTACGGAGTAGGAAAGGAGCCGGGGAACCCTGACTGTAGAAGTTATTAACTCTTTACGAGTACCGCCACTGTCTACTAGGCGGTATGACTAATCACATCATCACCGTCATCCGAACGCTATCTTTGCTTCGTTTGATGGAGACACTATGAGGTAATTTTGTGAAGAACACAAGAGAGGGAATAGACTTTTCTAAAGAGTAAGTTTCTCGTGGTTCTAAGATTGTAACATCTGGACGGTTCTCTAAGAGCATGATTCCAGATAACTCATGGAATGCATCTTCGTCATGGGTAAGGATTATATCACCTGAAAGAATGCCAGCCTTGGTGTGGTCTAGCTCCTTGTATTCGTCTTTAGAGTCTTGGACTCTCATATAGATTCTCAAGGGAGTACTCCTTGGGGAATAGGGTCATCGGAACATTACATACTATTTAGTATCATGAACTTTTTCTATATCATGACTAAAGTGTAACTGTATGGTATGGTTTCTTCAAGGGGTATCTCACCCCAAGAAAAGAATCTTCGTTAATAGATATAACTTTGTAGAGAGATAAGTATGAGTGAGCTAACTAAGCAGCAGATCATTAATGCCTTACCTGCTAACTTCAAGAACAGTGTAAGCCAGGAGTTGGTAGACACGATTAACAACATTACCCAAGACCAATTGGTTGCTGAAGCATTCCGTGAAAACTTTATCTCTTACTCTGGTGTTATGAAGGAAGGTAAGTTCAAGACACAGGACTACATGAATGCAGTTCAGTATGTGACTTACAAACACATGGGCTATTCAAATAAGGAAGCCTACTTCAAAACATTCCCTAACCGACAAGCAGAACTTATAGCACGTGGAACCAGTGAGAAAGATATTAGTGCTTACGTATCTGCTTATCACAGGGGTAAGTTAGTTAACCTCATCATGGAACAAAGTTTGGTTCCAGTGTGGATTGTGAATCAAGACAATTATCAGAAGGCAATCAATGTTCAGGTTGAACTGATGACTACAGCAGCTAGTGAGAAAGTAAGATGTGATGCAGCTAACTCTATCCTTACTCATTTAGCTAAACCGAAAGACCAGGTAACGAATATTAATCTGGACTTAAGGGAGAACTCTGGGTTGACTGACCTCAAGGCAACACTTGCTGCATTAGCTGAACAGCAAATTAATGCAATCAATAGTGGTGTACCTACTAAAGAGATTGCTGGTTCTAAACTAGTACGTGCAGATGAGGACATTACAGATGTCTGAGTTAATTAAACAGGAATTAGATGAGTGGTTAGACCAGGTGGACTACTCCCACCTTAATTCTTCTAACTATGTTCCTAGTCAGTTTGCTCTTACCTTTGCCAACTTTATTAAGTTGGTTAATGGCAAAGAGGGTGAATCCAACAAAACACCTCCGGTTCACCTGAAGATGTTGGACAAGATGATTACCTCGAACCAGTATGTAGTTAATCTGTGTTTCCGTGGTGCAGGTAAGACTGCTGTGTTCATGGAATACTTTACTTTATTCTTGGCAGTGTTTGGACACTTACCTAGTTTAGGTAAGGTAGAGGGAATGATTTATGTATCTGACTCAATGGATAACGGTGCTAAGTCTGCACGTAAGAACATTGAGTTCCGATACAAGAATAGCGAGTTCCTTCAGCAGTGGATACCCGAAGCTATTTTTACGGATAACCTGTTAGAGTTCCGTAATGCAGAAGGTCATCGACTTGGTGTTAAGTTATTTGGTGCTAAGACAGGTCTTCGTGGTACGAAGATATATGGTAAGCGTCCAACACTATGTGTACTGGATGACTTGATTAGTGACGGTGATGCTAACTCTAAGACAAGCATGGAAGCTATTAAGGATACTGTCTATAAAGGAGTGAACCATGCTCTTGACCCAACACGTCGTAAAGTAATCTTCAACGGTACTCCCTTTAATAAGGAAGACATTATCATTGAAGCAGTTGAGTCCGGTGCATGGGATGTCAACGTATGGCCTGTGTGTGAGAAGTTTCCTTGCAGCAGGGAAGAGTTTCAGGGTGCATGGGATGACCGTTTCTCATATGACTACATTAAAGCCCAATACGACATGGCAGTTAAGACTGGTAAGTTGGCTGGTTTCTACCAGGAACTTATGCTTCGTATTAGTTCTGAAGATGAACGTCTTGTTCAGGATAGTGAGATTAAATGGTACAGCAGGCAGCAACTATTAAGGATGAAGTCCTGCTACAACTATTACATTACAACCGACTTTGCTACTTCGGAGAAACAGACTAGTGACTACAGTGTCATATCAGTTTGGGCTTATAGTTCTAATGGAGACTGGTTCTGGGTTGATGGTGTGGCTAATCGTCAGCTTATGGATAAAAACTTCGACGACCTATTTCGCCTGGTTCAAGAATACCCACCACAAAACGTTGGTGTCGAAATTACAGGGCAGCAAAATGGATTCATATCGCTCCTTCAGAAAGAAATGATTAACCGGAATGTCTTCTTTAACTTTGCTACCTCTGAGGGTGGTAAGCCAGGCATCCGTCCTGTAACCTCTAAGCTGTCACGCTTTAACCTGGTAGTTCCTTGGTTCAAAGCTGGTAAGATGTACTTCCCAGAAGAGTTGAGAGATACAACTATTATGGGTCTGTTCATGGGCCAGATTAAACTAGCTACCATTAATGGAATCAAAGGTAAGGATGACTGTATTGATACTATCTCCATGCTGGGTTATCTCAATCCTTGGAAACCACAAGCAGGTATGACTTTGGTGGATAACAAGGGTGACCCGATGTGGGATGATGAAGAGGAAGAAAGTGTTAATCCACTGCGTTCATACATCGTGTGAGGAAACATGATTAAATTAACAGAGTTATATAAGAGTCTGGCTCTGTCTGTCTTGAATAACACCAGTGTGATAACTGATGACAAGAAAGACATTGAGCCAGATAAAAAAGAGTACATCCTTGAGTTTATTAATGAGGGACTGACCCGTCTACATAGTCGGTTCCCATTAAAGACAAACAATGTATTTGTTGAGATGCGTGAGGGCAGAACCGAATACCCTTTACTAGCTCGTTATTCTTTTATGGGATTCGATCCTGCCCTAGCACAGTACCCATTCATTATGGATTCTGCTAGTAACCCATTTAAAGAAGACGTCATTAAAATCCTGATGGTGTATGATTCAGAAGGGCAAAGGCGTGGGCTGAATGATAATCACAATCCCCATGGATTGTTTACTCCACGCCCCGATACATTACAGTGTATTCGTCCTCGTCATTGCGAAGTACTTACGGTAACCTATCAAGCGAAACACCCAACTGTTACTGTGGATGGTGAGAACCAGGAGATTGATTTACCTGATACCCTACTGCCTGCTTTAAAGTACTGGGTAGCATACAGTTACTACACTGGACTCAATACTGCCGAGAGTACTAACAAAGCAGCAGAGTATCTGCAAATGTACGAATCAATCTGTGGAGAGGTTAAGGACTACGACCTCGGAAGCAGCAGTGAGTCAAGCACAAATACATTATTTGAAAGAAGAGGATGGATATGAATTCTCATAACCCATTTAATACAGGCGGTAATGGTTGCCCTAATGACTTTCGGTCTGGTGATCAGTTGGTTGACCGAATCATCGGGGATGCATACAACGTAGTTAAATCTGTTTACCTTAGTCTGGGTAAGCTGGAAGCAATCTATACGTACCTCAACAAGTATGGTTTGATTGTACCTGTAGATTCCGAGGCAGAGCTTAAAGACTTGGATGTAAACCTTAGTAAGTATGCCAGGGTTTACTCTACATCCAGTACGACAGGTTATTCCTACGTGGATTACCTTTACGTTAGTGATAACCCTTCCGGAATAAAACCAAACAATCCTAGCTTAACTGGTTCCTGGATTGCTGTAGGTAGCTCCGGTGCATCTTCGAACCTGGTTCGCGTGTATCACTATGACACAGTTGAAGAAGGTCAGATTAACATCCCTTTACCAAGTGGAATGTCTATTGTTGCTGTCCAGGTTATCTACCAGCAAGGCGTTCGTAATGACGTTAATCGTGACTTCACCTTCGACCCAACTACTCAATCAATTACGCTGGCTGAGCCTGTTGAAGAAATTGGTACTCACTTCACAATCATTTTAGGTATTACTGATCCTAATGATGACCTGGACTTGTTCCAGATTTTTGCTAAAGAGAATGGTGCTACCTTCATTGGTACTGCTTCAGGTAAGAATGTTCAGGAAGAGCTGGATTCCAAACTGACAGCTGGAGACCTGAATGCTAAGTCTATTCCTTACCAAGTGCTAGATACTGAGTATCTTCGTACCATTAAGGACTCTTTAGACGACTTCGTAAACTTACGTTCTTATTTCAAGACCGGAGATCTTGGTTGGGGTCCAGCATTTAGTCGAGCCTTTGAGGTTTCCCCTCATGTATTAGTACCGTTTGGTGTGCATACCGTATACGAAACCGTTTCTGTACCATCTAATGCTATCATTGCTGGTTTGGGGTTTGGTTCCATTGTTAAGTCTCCGGATGCTAGTAACGCAGCTGGTTCTAACCTTGTTACGGTTTTCCGTGGTGACAATGCTAATAACATCGTTATTGATAACCTTACTGTATCCGGCGGTGTAACAGAGGCAAATACCTCTAAAAACTATACCCGTACTGTACGCTTCATTAAATGCAACAACGTTATCCTTAACCGTATCCGTGTAATCAATAATGCTGACTGGAGTACCTCCTTCGAGGGCGGTAGCAATATTATTGTTCGCGACTATTATCAGCGCTCTTACGTATATGCTAACCCGGGTATCTCACTGAATGGTGGTAGAGACGGTCTGCACTTTATGGACTGTTCCAACGTTACAGCGGTAGATCTTGATATTGAGTCCGGGGATGACTGCGTAGGTATCACCACTACAGGTACTGACATGGATAACATCACTATCCGTGGACTGCGTGGTAAATCAAATATTGCTTCTCTTGTTATTTATAATGAAGAGCAGGACTCGTCTGGTACTTACTATAGTAACACCCTGACTAACCTTAATATTGAGGACGTTGTGCTTAAGAGTGGGGGTGTTGCACGTAACCTGGTTCGAGTAATTGGTTACGGTAGCAATACTGTAATCAAGAAGGTAACCATTAAAGGTATTAAGGGTACGGCTTACAACTCATATGGGTTGTGGGTAGAAAAAGCATCCGAAGTAAGATTGGATGATATCAACGTAGCTTCTCGTTTGGCTCACGGTATCCAACTTAACCATGTGTCACGTCTCACCGGTTCTGCGTGTGGTGCATACTTGGGTGAAAACGCTTCAGCTTCCTTTGCTGGGGTTAACGTAGCTGACGTGAGAAACAGTAAGTTTACCCCAATATCTTATGACAGTTATGGTTTTGGTGTACAACTTAACGCATGTAATGACTCTACCTTTACTCCAGATGCCCAAGAATGTGGTGCTGGCCTACGTGCTACAGATGCTGGTGGTAACTTACGTGTTGTTAACTGTAACAACGTTAACATTCCAGAAGGTAGAGCTACCGGTGCTACTACTACGAGTTACTGGGGTTACAACGCATCTGGTAACACCAACCTTAATATTGAATCAGCCTTTATATTCTCAGGTGCTACTAACTCTATATTGCCAAACTCTTACTACTTCCGTCAGCCCACGGTAGATGTGAAGATTAAAGAGGATAGTGCTGGGGTAGTAACTAATCACATTCTGATTGGTGCTAATATTGTTCGTAACTCTCTGGGTAACTATACCATTACCTTCAATAGTGCTATGCGTAGTACCAACTTCTCATGGCAAGCACTTGCTTACAGAAATGGGCAGGTACTTAATGTTAGGTTGGCTTCTGCCGTTGGTACGAATACGATTACCCTACAAGTGGTGGACAGTGCAAACGCACCGACTTATTCTGACCACTTCGAATTTAAAGCCTTTAACGTGGTAGGTAGCTGATGACTATTCATTGCGTGATAGATAAATCCAGTATTAGCGAGGATAAGCAACAAGACCTTCTTTCTCGCCTCAAGGCACTTATGTCAGAGGAGTATGTAGGTGAGGTTATTACTTGTTCATGGGGGGATACCACATCCTTTACTAATACGGAAAAGGATAATGAATATATTGAAAACACTCTTCCCTTAAAGGGAGTTGGTGTTTTACAAAATATCCTCATTTTTGATTAAGTCTATGTGGGGGGAAATCCCCCCACTTATTTTAAGGGTACACCTATGAATTCTACTTTTACACAACCAACCGGTAGTGTAGCCAAAGAGGTTAATAAGCAAAGTATTGCTAGAATCTTTTCTGCTAGACAGGCAGATGTAGGCTATATCAATAAACGCTTGCCAGTGGACGACTATACTCTGCTGTATGACCGTATCTCGGAAACTACGTGGTACAGGGGTTCCGCAACAGGTACTCCACTCAGCTGGTCTGTAACTGGTTCCAAGCTTACTCTTACTACCACTGCTGATACTTATGAGTTAACTAAGGCTGCTGTTGTTACGGAAGCTGCTCTTAAGTCCACTTCAGCTATGGAATCTATTTATACTCCTACGGGTGGTACTCTTGCCTCTCTGCTGTTACGTACAGTTTCTCCGGCAGAGTTTGGGTTAGTTAACGACCCAACCGGGGTTAATGCGGTTAAGAATACTAAAGCTGTTCAGGATGCGGTGCGTGAACTTAACCGTCTTGGTGGGGGCCGTCTCTTGTTCCCAACTGGGCAGTATACCTTCTGCTATGGTATCTGGTTATTCAGTAATATCCTTGTAGACCTTAATGGTAGTGTGTGCACATTTAAGGATGCTACCTTCCCATTACGTAGCCGTGCGTGTTTTGTCATGGGTTCTTCTTACGAATCCAACCGTGAGAACGCTATGATGTTCTACGATAATGGTACGTTTGCTAATAACCCAAACCCAACTAATACCACGTATGTTAACGTACCACTGGGTACGTTCTTACGTGACAATCCTGATAAGGTTGAGATTGAGAACTGCCATATCTATAACGGGCACTTAAAGGCTACATTCACATCTCCAACAGCTAATGGAGCATATGCAGTTAATATGGTCAATGCTCGGTATTGCACAGCACACGACCTAACCTTTGATGGGTTTACAGAAGCTATTAACATGGGTTCGGATACAAACAATGAAACCCCATCTTGTCATGGGTGCTCTGCTTATGACTTGGTTGTTTTATCCCCAGACCAGAATAAAACCTATTACTCCATTGGTTTTATTTCTAACTCTACTAATTGTGCTATCTCCAGAGCACGGCAGATTGCACCATGCAAAGATGGTACAGAGAATGGTTCTGGCGTCGCTACTAACGTAGTAGAGGATTGCATAATTGAGGATATCTTTATCCCATCCTTAGGTATTACTCAGTCTTCCGAGGGGGTACTACTTAATAATGCTAAAGGAAGTCTTGTTCGTAACATTTGTGTACGTAATTGTAAGGTAGTTGTTGCTGTATTTTATGTAGGAACCAACTACATCAGTGCTGACAAATGGAACCATGTAACGGGGATTACTGGTAAGGGCACTACTGCATTGATTGCAATTCGTGGTAAGTACACTACATTCTCTGACTTTGCTGCTGACTCTACTACCCCATATGAGATTTATTTTGGTACTTCCAACGGTTCCAATAACCGCATCGAACAAGAACCCAAGACCATCTATTTTACTGAGACGTCCACTATTAAGGCGTTCTGGTATTGCAACAATAACTACATTAAGGGGTGGGAAGTTAAGAAATTATACCTTAGACCTGCTCAAGTATTACTGAATGATAAGGCGTCTGTATTCAGCTTCAATGCTAATAAGTCAGTAGCAATGAACGATGATACGACCATTATGTTCTTGTATGACCTCCCCCCAGGTATTAAAGCATTAAAGGCTGTTAAGTTATTTGCCTACTACAACACCAACTCTGTGGCTAAAGGTAGTAGTATTACTATTGCTGTAAGGCGTATGGTAGCTTTTGATGGTAACGCTAACGCTGGGCCATATGTAGAACCAGGTATCGCAGCTACTTCCAATGCTACCACTGATATGAGGGATATCTCTGTGAGTGCTGTACACTCAGATACAGTTAGTCCCGGTATGATTCGTATGGATGATACTACCAATGGACTGGCTAATAATCTGGATGTACTCGTTACATTCTCCAATACAGCAAAAAACTCTTTGATGAAAGAGTGGGAAATAACTTACGTAGGATAAGCTATGGATAACTCAGCAAGCCGTGATGTGATTCAGGTCTACCGTGCATTGTATGATTACCTGGTTAACCAGGAAAACCTTAGTGCAGAGCAATCCCTTGTTAAAAGCAGACTTGAACAGGACCAGGGGATAATCTGTGATAATTCTCTGGATAGTAAAATATTTGCTATTCAGGCTAGTGTGGCAAATGCCACTACAGACAAAGAACGGGATAGCTACCTAGAAGCATTAGTTAGTATCCTGTAAACAAAGCCCCCTTTATGGGGGCTTTTTCTTTCTTCCTTACTCCCCCTTAAATTAGTATTATCATTCAGTCAGACTCTTCTGATACGTCCCGAATGGGTGTTATTAAAAAACATTAAGGACTTTCTCATGAGCGATGAATCGACTTCGGTTCTTCTTGCCCGATTGGAGGAAAGACTGGAAACACTATTTAAGAACCAAGAAAAGGAAGAGCGTTCCAAAGACAAACTGGAACAAACCCTATCTGGTTTGAGGGAGTCTGTTCAGCAAATGGAAGGCAGACTAAAGAACGTAGAGGATAGCCTTGCCAAGTCTGAACCCACCATAGAAGAGTTCATCACTATTAAACACAAAGTTGCTGGTGCTGGAATTTTTGGTAAGTGGGTGTGGGCTGGAGCAGGCGCAATTATTGGCATATTGGCTGCTGCAAGACGGGAGATATTCGCATGGTTTGCAGGCTAAAAAGAAAGATAGGACTAGTACCTAATTGGAAGAAGGCATGGAAGTGGGCATCTGTTCAGATTAGTGCGTTTGGGTTAATTCTGTTTTCTGCTGTAGATATTATCCAACCAATGCTGACGGGATTGCCTCGTCACATCCTTGAAGATATCCCACATGGTTCCAGCATTACAATCGCACTGTTTGCCTTAAACATTGTAGGCAGACTAATACGATTCCATCCAAAGGAAGATTCTCATGAAAGCTAAACAGAAACTCGCTGCAAAAGGTGGTGCAGTGGGAGGAGTTGTCGCTGCTATTCTGGGGGCAGTGTTCTATATGGAAGGGGGGTATGTAAACAATCCTCGTGACCCAGGTGGGGAAACTAATCACGGTATTACACAATCAGTAGCTAAGTCTCATAAAGAAGTTCTGGCAACTGAGTATGGTTGGGATGGTTCCATGAAGGGTTTATCTAAAGAGATGGCTGCTGAGATATACATTGATGACTATGTACTTAAGCCTAACTTCGTAGCCTTCGCTGATATATCTCCTGCTGTAACACACAAACTGGTTGATGCTGGTGTTAATACTGGTGTGACTAGACCAGCTAAGTGGTTGCAGCAATCCCTTAATGAAATGTCCCGTGATGGCAAAGACTACCCTAAAATACAGGTTGATGGTAAAGTCGGTGCAGGTACTGTTAATGCATATAAAGCATTGCAGAAAAAACGAGGCAAAGTTGCAGCATGTCAGGTAATGATTAAGTTGCTTGATGCTAAACAACTGAACCACTACACCTCATTGAACATGCCAGACTTTACATATGGTTGGGTAGCTAACCGAATTGGTAATGTACCACTGGAGGCATGTAATGAAGATGCTAATCTCTAAAGGTTGGCCTTATCTTCTGGTGGTGGTCCTCGGGGCCACCATTTACTTTTGGGGCAATTCCAATGGACAGTCTACTGTTCAAAAGAGGTGGGATGCCCAAAAGGTCGAAGACCTGAAGGCAACACAAAAACTACAGGACAAATACAATGCTCTCCAAAGAAACCATAGTTATGAAGTCGGGCTACTCACTTCCCGGTTGCAGACGGCTGAGAGTAATTACGCAAGCGAGCTTGCTCGCGTTAGCAGTGATTACGACAGCCGGATGCAACAGTCTGAAAGACGAGCATCGGTATATAAACGTCAAGCCGAAGCCGGAACCCTTGAGTGCAGAAGTCTTGCAAGCCATGCAGCCAGACTCGACAACAGTCTTGAGGAAGGCAGACGTTTGGTTGAAGAACTCCGGGCAACTGTTAGACTCCGTGACAACCAACTAATTGAGTTGGGTAAACAAATTCAGGCTGACCGTAAACTTTTTGAATAGGATTAACTATGGAACACCAAGACACTTTTAAGCCTCTACCAGACCCGGCTCAATCAGAGAAGCTAACGGACTGGAAGAAGGAGCCAAGTATCCATTTACTGAAGGGTGATTTGGAATCAGCTAAACCTGCTCACGATGCAATTATGGCACAGATTCGTGAGTGGAATGACCTGATGGAAGTCAAGGGTAAGGCTAAACCCCCAAAGGTTAAAGGACGCTCACAAGTCCAACCTAGACTGGTTCGCCGTCAGGCAGAGTGGCGATATGCTCCATTGTCTGAGCCATTCCTTTCGTCTAATAAACTCTTTAAAGTAACTCCGGTTACTTTTGAAGATGAGTTAGCTGCACGACAGAATGAACTCGTTCTTAACTACCAATTCCGTACCCAGCTTAATAAAGTAAAACTGGTGGATGATTATGTACACAGTGTCGTAGATGATGGCACTGGTATTGCTCGCATTGGTTGGGAACGTAAGACTGTTAAGATTAAAACAGAAACACCAGTCTTCCAGTTATATCCAATTGAGAACCAGGAACAGGCAGATGTTCTCCAACAGGCTTTACAGCTTCAGGCAGAGAATCCTCGTGAGTATGATGAAACAATGCCGGAAGATATTAAGGAAGCTGTTAACTACTTCAATGAAACTGGAGAAGCTACTTATGCAATCCAGACTGGAGTTACTGAAGTAGAAGTAGAGAAAGCACTGGTTAACAGACCTACTGTTGAAATGCTTAACCCTAATAACGTAGTTATTGACCCTAGTTGTAATGGTGATTTGGATAAGGCTCTGTATGCAGTTATCTCGTTTGAGACATGTAAAGCAGACCTCATGAAGAACAAGGATATATATCACAACTTAGATAAGATTGACTGGGAAAGTTCTAGCCCTATGACTGACCCAGACCATGAAAGTAAAACTCCTAGTGACTTCCAATTTAAGGATGCACTTCGTAAGAAAGTTGTTGCTTATGAATACTGGGGATTTTACGACATCAATGATGATGGTTCTCTGGAACCTATTGTTGCTACCTGGATTGGCACTACTCTTATTCGTATGGAGAAGAATCCATTCCCGGATGGTAAGTTACCTTTGGTAGTTGTTCCTTACATGCCACGTAAACGTGAACTCTTCGGTGAAGCTGATGCTGAACTGTTAGGTGATAACCAAGCAATTCTTGGTGCAACTATGCGTGGGATGATTGACCTGTTAGGTCGAAGTGCAAATGGTCAACGTGGTTACCCTAAAGGAATGCTGGATACACTGAACCGTCGTCGATATGACGATGGGCAAGATTATGAATATAACCCAATGCAGGGCAATCCTAGTCAGGCCATTATGGAACATAAGTTCCCTGAGTTACCTCAGTCGGCAATAGTAATGACCCAGATGCAAAACCAGGAAGCAGAATCACTAACTGGTGTTAAAGCATTCTCTGGTGGTGTAACTGGCTCGGCTTATGGTGACGTGGCTGCTGGTATTCGTGGTGCACTTGATGCAGCATCCAAACGTGAGATGGCAATCCTTCGTCGATTAGCTAAGGGTATGGCAGACATTGGCACTAAGATTTGTGCAATGAATGCTGTGTTCTTATCTGAGAAAGAAGTAGTACGTATTACTAATGAGCAGTATGTAGAGATTAACCGGGAAGACCTTAAAGGTAACTTCGATATTGAAGTTGATATTAATACTGCTGAAATTGATAACCAGAAATCCCAGGACTTGAGCTTCATGGTTCAAACATTGGGTAATACGGTTGACCAGACTATTACATTATCTCTTGTAGCTAAGATTGCAGAACTTAAACGTATGCCTGACCTGGCTCATGAGTTACGTACTTGGAAACCACAACCAGACCCTATGGAAGAACAGCTTAAGCAATTGGCAATTCAGAAAGCACAGCTTGAGAATGAAGAGCTACAAAGTAAGATTGCACTCAATATGGCTAAGGCTAAAGAGGCTGCTTCTGCTGGTGACCTTAAAGATTTGGATTATCTGGAACAGGAATCTGGTACTAAACATGCACGTGATATGGAAAAACAAAAAGCACAATCTCAAGGAAACCAGAACCTTCAAATAACTAAGGCATTGACAACACCTATTAAAGAAGGGGAAACTACCCCCAACATATCTGCTGCTGTTGGATATAATACTTTGACTGACGGGAACTCTATACCAGAACGTGATTTAGCTGCTCAACAAGACCCGGCTTATTCACTTAGTTCCCAATACTATGACCCTAGCCAAGACCCAGCATCGGCTCTTGGCATGAACCTGTAAGGCAGACCTTCACATGAGTAAAGAATCAACAATCGCTGGACTGGAACATCGACTGGAAGCTGCTAAAGGTGCAGTTGCACATGCAGAAGATGTACGTAAACTTCTGGAGAATCCACTGTTCCGTAAAGTAATTCTTCGCCAGTTCTGTACGGAAGATTGTGCACGTTACGTGCAAGAGTCTGGTGACCCACTGCTTGAAGCTAATAACCGTGCAGATGCACTGAACATGGCTCAAGCTGCTGGTCACTTACGTCGTTGGCTCGACCTCGCCATTCGTATGGGTGAACACGAAGCTGACATTATTCTACAGGTAGAAGAAGAACTCGACGCAGTTCGTGCTGAACCTGAAGACGAATAATTAACCGGAGATATTTCCTATGACTACGGAAGCTGCAACCACAGCTTCCGACATTCTCGCAATGTCGGATGATGAGATTCTGAATATGGAAGCCCCAGCAATTATTGCTGAGGAAGACACTTCCACTCAGAACAACCCAGAAACCAACGGCGTACAGACTCCTGATGAAGAAGTTGACACCCCTGCTGTTGAAGACCTACCAACCGAAGAAACCTCCCCTGAAGCCGAACCAGATGAAGAAGATACAGCAAATCCTTTAACTTCTGATAAAGTTGATGATAAAGTTGTTGACACAGAAGTTGATAGTAACGGTGAGCCGATTACTAAAGCTGAACCTTCTACTACTGAACCAGGCCAGGAACAGAAAGAAGAAGGCAAACAGTCTGAAGGTCTGCCTGCTGACTTCAACTATAAGGAAAGTTACGAAAAGTTGATGGCTCCTTTTAAAGCTAACGGCAAAGTGATTACTCCCCGTTCACCGGAGGAGGCCATTAGCCTGATGCAGATGGGTGCTAACTATACTCGTAAGATGCAAGAACTAAAGCCTTACCGTAAGGTAATGTTGATGTTACAGAACAACGGTTTAATGGATGAGGATAAACTTTCTTTCCTGATTGATCTGGATAAAAAGAATCCGGAAGCCATTAAGAAGTTGCTCAAAGACTCTGGTACAGATCCTCTGGACTTTAACCCAGATGAGGAAATTAACTACCAGGGTGGCAATCACCGTGTTACCGACACCGAAGCAGATTTTGCAACCGAAATTGACGACTTAAAGTCTACTCAAGAAGGACAAGCTACATTAGGTGTTATCGGCTCTACATGGGATGCTGCCAGTAAAGATGCTCTTTACCAGAATCGTGGCCTACTCCAGACTATTCACGAACAACGTGAGAATGGTATTTATGACACCATTGCAAACGAAGTGAACCGTCTTCAGATGTTAGGTCAGATTCCGGTTGGTACTCCGTTCATTCAGGCTTATAACCACGTCGGTAACCTCCTTGCACAACAAGGGGCATTTAACCGAGTGGCTAAGCCTGAACCGGTACAAGCAGTTAAACCAGTGGTTCAGCCGGTAGTGCGTGTAGCACAGCCTAAGCAGACTCTGGCTAACAGTGAGCAAGCTAAAGCAGCTTCCCTTAGTCGGGCTGCTACACGTAAAGCAACACCTATTGTAAACCCACTCGCTATGAGTGATGAAGATTTCGCTAAACTCCCAGTACCGGGTAGTCTTTAAACAGGAATAAGATGATATGTTAAACTATAACGCTCCAGTTGACGGTCAGAAATCTAGCATTGATGGTGCTGGTTCCGACCAGATGAATACCTTTTACTGGCTGAAGAAAGCTATTATTCAGTCCCGTAAAGATCAGTACTTCATGCCACTGGCTAACACCATCAACATGCCGAAGAACTACGGTAAGACTGTTAAGGTGTATGAGTACGTTCCACTGCTTGACGATAAGAACATTAACGACCAGGGTATTGATGCTAATGGTGCTACTATCGTTAATGGTAACCTGTATGGTTCGTCTAAAGACGTTGGTAACATCACCTCTAAACTGCCTCTGCTGACTGAGAACGGTGGTCGTGTTAACCGTGTAGGCTTTACCCGTCTGTCTCGTGAAGGTTCCATTCATAAGTTCGGTTTCTTCTACGAATTTACCCAAGAGTCTCTGGACTTTGATTCTGATGACCAGCTGAAAGAACACCTGTCTCGTGAACTGATGAATGGTGCTGTACAGTTGACTGAAGCTGTTCTCCAGAAAGACCTGTTGGCTGCTGCTGGTACTGTACTGTATGCAGGTGCTGCTACCTCTGATGCTACCATCACTGGTGAAGGTTCTACCCCGTCCGTAGTTTCTTATAAGAACCTGATGCGTCTTGACCAGATTCTTACTGAGAACCGTACTCCGACTCAGACTACTATCATCACTGGTTCTAAACTTACTGATACCAAAGTACTTGGTGGTACTCGTGTGATGTACGTTGGTTCTGAACTGGTTCCAGAACTGAAAGCGATGAAAGACCTGTTCGGTAACAAAGCATTCATTGAGGTTCAGCACTATGCTGATGCTGGTACTCTGATGAATGGTGAAGTTGGTTGTATCGATAAGTTCCGTATTATCCAGGTTCCTGAGATGCTGCATTGGGCTGGTGCTGGTGCACAAGTTTCTTCTAACCCTGGCTATCGTTCTTCTATGGTCAGTGGTCATGAACACTATGACGTGTTCCCGATGCTGGTAGTTGGTGATGACTCCTTCTCTACCATTGGCTTCCAGACTGATGGTAAGTCTGTTAAGTTCTCCATCATGACTAAGATGCCTGGTCGAGAAACTGCTGACCGTAATGACCCGTATGGTGAGACTGGTTTCAGTTCCATCAAGTGGTACTACGGTATCCTGGTTAAACGTCCAGAACGTCTGGCTCTGATTAAGACTGTTGCTCCTCTGTAATAGTCCTAAATAAAACAAGGGGGACGTAAGTCCCCCTCTTAATAAAACTAGTTGAACCACAGGAAATATGAACATGAGCATTAACGATAAACCGACCACTGACGTAGAACTGGACGTACAGGGCAACGAAGATACCGTTAACGATATTGCAATGCCTAGCGAACTTGAAGTTCTTAAGCAACGTGCAACGTTGATGAATATTAAGTTCTCTAACAACATCTCTGTTGAGAAGCTTCGTGAGAAGATTGAAGCTGCACAAGTAAAAGATGAACCAGAAGTAAAAGAAGCTGCTGTTAATCCTTTAGGTGAAAAACAAGAAGCAGGTGTTAAGAAAATGACACTGGGTCAGAAGATTCGTGCAGAACAGACTCGACTGATTCGTGTACGTATCCAGAACCTTGACCCTAAGAAGAAAGACCTGCCGGGTGAGATTATCACCGTAGCTAACGAATATATGGGTACTGTACGTAAGTTTGTTCCATTCGGTGAAGTTACCGACAATGGTTACCATATTCCGTACTGTATTTATGAGTTCCTTAAGGAACGTAAGTTCATCAACATTACGACCCGTAAAGGTAAGAATGGCTTACCGGATATCCGTGCAACTGAAGCACGTGAGTTCTCCATTGAAGTATTGCCACCACTGACTGAAGCAGAATTGGCTCAACTGGCTCAAGCACAGATTGCTGCTGGTAGCCTGAACGATTAACGTATAAGCTACAGTTCAACACGGCTCACTGGGGTAACTCCGTGGGCCGTTTCTTTTTGAACCATGAGGAATGATTATGTCTTGTTCTGCTGAGGTAGAAGCTAACCGACTCCTAGTAGAGTTAACTAAGGGTGATGACTTTACCCTTCCTGATGTTGATATGTCTGGCCCTGAATGGGATATCCCTGGTGGGAATAATTCACCAATCTTTGGTGCTATTACTAAAGTAACAAATGAATCACTTACTACCCGTGAAGTAGGTGGTAGTGGTACGTTTGATGCATTAATGGAATCTGCACACAATCACCTTAAAGCTGAGTTTAAAGCTAACCGTATTACTGGTGGTGAATATACCAAAGCATACATTGCCATGATGGAAGCCTGCATGAGCAATGCTGTTCAGTTCTTACTTGGTCGTGACCAAGCATACTGGGCTGCTGCTATGGCACAGATTCAGGCAGTTACTGCACGAGTTGGTTTGGCAACGGCTAAAGCACAGTTTGTACTTGCTAAGGTACAAGCACTGTCTACTAAATCTGAGTATGCCTTAACTAAGCTGAAACTCTCTAATGAGGGCCAGAATTACTGTGCTGCAAAGTTCAATGTGGATGAGATTCTTCCAGCTCAGGAACGTTTACTACAAGAACAATATGAAGTACAGCGTGCACAGACTATGGAAACGCGTTCTGACTCTTTACCAATCAAAGGTAGTATTGGTAAGCAGAAGGAGTTGTATGACCAACAGATTACTTCTTATCAACGTGATGCAGAAGTTAAAGCATCCAAACTGTTTACCGATGCATGGATTACACAGAAGACTATTGATGAAGGCTTGAATCCTCCTAATGGTTTCACTAACGCAAGTATTGATACCATTCTGACCAAGCTGAAGTCTAACAACGGGCTGGGCTAATATGGGCTTATTCAGTGGGAAGACCAAAGTATACGTAGCATCCTCTGTCTATAACATGGCAGGGGATGTACATAAGCGTCCAAACTATATGAAGACTGTGGTTATCGGTAATATCGTTGCTAATACAGGATTCACTATGGCAGATACTATTTCAGATAGTTATCTGAATGGGCCTGGTATTCGTATGCGACTGTTCTCCAGCTGGAGTAAGAACCACTATGACTCAGAAGTTGGTATGGCAGGTTCTTCACTAGGTGTACTGGCTAAGATTGACCCTACTGTTATAGAGGGTCAAATTACCCCACCTGCTGGAGAAACTGTCTATGTTCAGGCAGCAGAAATTGGCTTTGCTGACTTTGAGCAATGGTGTGACCAGTATCTTTATGAAAATGCCCCAAGTCGAATCATGGAACAATTCGACATAGACATTGATGAAGATACTAATGAAATTACTATGACCTCCTTAGAAGGAGGTTCTACCATTACATTCACACCTACTAACTTTGAACCAGGTGCTTTGTATCTCTATGCTGATTACACATTCTATAAGTCACCGACTACCAATCCACCTGTAGAAGAGCCGGTTATTGTTTACGATAATGAATATGACTTACCGTCTACTTTGTTATGGACTACTGTCTCAAGTGATACGACAGCTAATACAGCCAATCTTACCAAGACTATACAGACTCATTCTGTTTACTCTGATGGTAGACCGGATGAAGACAATACTGTTACCGAATCAAGCGTAGATAACTGGAACTCTTACGTTAAGGTTTATCGTAGAGGATTTACTGAGAAGCCTGATGATGTAACTGTAGTTGTATCCGACAGGGTAATGACTCATACAAAGTTTGGTGAGGTTCAATCCAGTACTACTGTAACAACCAATGTTGTTGATCTAGGTGGAGGTGTTACTCGCACAGACACAATCACTACAACTACAGAGACACTGGTTCGTAAATACTCATCTCAGATTACTCGTACTGATACTGAGATGGCTGCTGTTAGTACACCCAAACTGCTTATCTATAAGCACAATTCCGGCAACGCTGTACTTGACTCACTGTTTGAAACTGAGGCTACTGATAACCGTTTCTATCCATTCATCCCAATCAGGAATGATAAACAATGGGTAGAGAATGACCCAATTTACCCACATTGTAAGAAGGCTCTCTATAAAGCTACTGGTGGTAAACTCAATAAAGTAATGACAGAGCTTAAGAAGAATGATGACATAGGTGATATTCAGTACATTTATGGCACATTTGGTGCATCTCTTAATACTCCAGAGGATACTGCTAAAGAGTATATTTATCGTTTCTTTCAGATGGCTACTGAAGCATTCCCACCAGACCCAACTTACCCTACGCTGGAATCGGTAATTGCAGGTTATCAGGCAGCAAATGATGCAGTCGATGCATACGTAGAATGGTGGAACAGGCAGGAAGGTCATATTGTTGGAACACCTCCCCCCTTGCCGGAATATCCTGTCATACCTAAGCGAGAGTTTAGGGTACATAGTAGTAAGCATTATAAGTATGACATGACCATCCGTTGGAATTATGTATCTGAAACTACACATTCTGGTGAAGCATGGGCAGGTGCTAAACAAGGACAACTTCGAGCCAGGTATGCAGGGGATATAACCCTTACACGCAAGAACATACGTACAGCTAGTAACTCTGGTTCAGCTAAAAGATTAGAAGTTACTCCTACGTTTTACTCTATGCAGGAATATGAGTTGCTTTGGCAAGATGGTAATAACACCTATCGTAAACTTAGGGTACTTGGTCTACACCACAGCAACAGGGTGTATAAAAACAAGTCAGTAAATATTGATGTTGCTGAGGCAATGGGTGATGCAGAAGAGAGTGGATTCATTATCCCACTGCACACTAACATCTACCGTTCAATGTCACTGACTCGTAGTACCCAACTGTCTACTGCTTGTTCCTACTTAGTAATGAACTCATATAAGAAGGTTAAGAAGAAGTGGTATCAAACTTCTGCCTTTAAGATTGTGGTTGTTGTAGTTGCTGTCGTTGTGTCTGTATTCACTATGGGTGCTGGTGGTGCAGGTATACTTGGGGCTTACGGTGCAGTTGGTGCATCACTCGGTTTTGTTGGATTAGCTGCTGTAATAGTAGGTGCTGTAGCAAACGCCATTGCTGCAATGATTATGATATCTATTGTCACTAAAGTATCCACTTCACTGTTTGGTGATAAGCTAGGTTTTATCATCGCTGCTGTTGCTTCAATGGTAGCTATGAATGTTGGTACTGCTTTATCTACAGGTACATCCTTATCTACCTTAGCTGGTGAAATGATGAATGCTCAAAACATCATGCAGCTCACCAGTTCAGTAGGTAATGGCATTAGCCAGTATATTAATGCATCTACGGCTGCTACTATTCAGAAAGCAGAGAGTGTAATGCAGCAATACAACACAGATATGATGGCAATCAATAAGCAATATGAAGAAATGTTTGGTACTGCTGGGCAGGGTGTAATTGACCCTATGCAATTTGTGTCAATGGAGTCGATGGATTCTTTCCTCTCACGTACTCTCATGACTGGTTCAGATATAGCTGATATGTCTCTAAACATGATTGGCAGCTACACTGATATGACTCTTAATACTGACCTTGTTTAACAGGAGAATCCTCATGGATTTGTCATTCTTAACAGGTAACCAAGCCCCTCAGCCAGGGGCTATGTCTTGGATGCCTAATAACAATCAGAACTTTAATACCCCAGCTATGAACTATATCCCTGGTGCAACTATTGGTATGAATGCAGGTACAGGAGTAGACTCCCCTACTTCTTTATTGTCTGGTTCAGCTAATCAGTTGGGCATGAACGTACCTACCTTTCAACTAGGACTGGGTGCACTTGGTTCCTTAGCCAATATCTATAGTGGTTTCCAGGCTAACAAGTTAGCCAAAGACCAGCTGAATTTTACCAAGAGTGTTACTAACACTAACCTGAATAACCAGATTAAGTCTTATAACACTGCACTGGAAGACCGTGCTCGTAGTCGTGCTACAGCAGAAAACCGTGACCAGTCTTCGGCTGATGCTTACGTTGCAGCTAATAAACTAACTCGTTAATAGGAAACCATCATGGCTCAGATAACGTGGAGAAATGTTGATGCACCTAACTTCTCTGGAGTTGGTGACAGCATTCGCACATTTGGTAGCATGATTGGTAACGCCACCTCCGGCTTAAGTGATGCACTGGGTAATTTCCAGAACGCTGCCAAGCAGGAGGCTGGCAATACCGTCATGATGAATGCTATGCAGTACCAAGACCCCACTGAGTACCGTAATGCTTTGGCATCCGGTGCACTGTTTCAGGGGGTTGACCCTTCACTGGTAAACCAGCGTACTCTCCAGAATCTGGATGAGCGAGCAGGCACATTACTGACTCAACAAGGACAGCAGGGAACCAATGACTACAATGCTTATCGCTTTGGACGTTTACAGGATACTAACTCTGCATTAGATAATGCCTCTCCTGCTATTCGTTTACTGTCTGAGGCATATCAGTCCGGTGACCAGAACCGTATTAATGCTGCATTAAGTCAGACCCGTGAGGCACTATCTGCACTCCCTGCTGACCAACAACTGGACATGATGAGTCGTCTTCAAGGTCAGGGTGGTCAGGCTATTAATCAGGCACAGAACCGTTTTGATTTAGGTGTTGCTCAACGTAATGATGCTGACAGTCAGGCTGCTATGGGTGTAATGTCACAGATTACCCGTGGTGCTGAGAACCCCAATGATGCCCGTCTGTTGGCAGAAGCATATAGTAAGAACCTGTCCCCAGTTGCACAGGCACGTTTGCAGGGATTACTGGCTAATGCTTATCCGGGTGTATATGGCAATGGCGTAGGTGCTGCATCTGCTCCGGGTACTGCCGGTACTCGTCAGGGTTCACCTTACGATGTTACTTACCAGTTTGCCGGTACATCTACTCCTATTACTCAAATGAGTATTGGTGATGTAATTAAACACCAAGATGGTATGAAGTCTAACCAAGGTGCTTCCCCTGTTGGTGCATTCCAGATTAACCAAGCTACTCTGAAAGACTTCGCTCCCAAAGTTCTTGGTTCAGATTGGCAAAGCCAGCCACTCTCTGCTGAGAACCAGGATAAGATTGGTAAGGCTATCTTCGAATCTCGTAAGAATGGCAATCTTAAAGATACTTGGGCTGCCCTGCCTAACTCTACCCCTGGTGCTTACAAGGATATGACTTGGGAAGAAATTAAACCTGTTATTGCCCAAGCTGAAGTAGGGGCTGACCCACTTGCTATGGTTCAGAATAATCAGGGCAATCAGGCAGTATCTACTCTGGCTCAGGGTATGATTGGTACTCGTTCTATGCAGGATAACACCGGTAGTCTTAATACTGACTTCCTTGGTACTGTCACTGATAATACCCCAGTAGGTGAGATTGCTAACCGTTTGTTGGAAGGTGATTTTAAAGGTGCTGACCGTAACTGGGTACTGAACCGACTGAACGATATTTCTCAGCGTGGAAATATGTCACCAGCTATGGCTGCTGCTGTTATGCAACGTGCACAGACTGGTGTACCGGAAGGTTATATTAGTCGTGCTATTGATGCAGTTAACCCATTCATTACCAATGAAGCTGGTAATGGTATGCGTCTTAATGACCGTCAGGTAGAACAGTTAATTGAGGGTGTGAAACGGGGAGAACCACTGGAAGGTAGTGTACGTAACCTAGGTCGTGCTCAGGCTATGCAGAATATTCAGGCAGCACAGACTGCATATGATGCTGCTGTAGCTGCACTGGCAAATACCCAGAATAAGATTAACACCGGACAAAGCGGTCTTACTGCACTGTTACCTGCACGACAGGAGGCTGTTACTAAAGCTGCTGCAATGCTCCAAGCTGCACAGGCACAAGTGCAGGCTGACCCAGCTAACCTGGCTCCAAGAGGTTTCCAGTCACAGGCTAGTGTTGACAGAGCACGAGCCAAGGAAGATGAAGAACGTGCTGCACGGTACTTACGTCAGGCACAAGGACTGCCTGAGTATATGCAACCAAGACAAAATCGGTAATACTAATAAAAGCCCTACGGGGCTTTTTTCTTTCACAGGCTTACTGTAGAGTAAGTTACCTATATACGATATAAGTTTGAACAGGAAACATGCTATGTCAACATTTGACCGTCTGGCAGGTTTCGCAGACAGCATCACTAATGCTAAGCAAGTCGATGTCTCTACTGCAACCTCTCAGAAGCAAGCTGCACAAGGGCAAAGCCCTTTCCAATTAACCCCAGAGAATGCTTACAATCTCCAGACCGGACGAGTAGGTAATCTTGGAATCGGTGCATTCGAACCAGATTCACTTCAGGCAGATTTCACTCAAGCCTCCCCATTAGAAATCATTAATAAATACGGTAATGAGCAAGGTCTACAGATTCTTAATAGCCGAGCTAATGCTGCTGATGTTGTACGTCAGGACTTATCTAAACAACGTACTAACGCAGAAGCATTTGGCGATACTCTTTCTGGTGTTGGTCTTGGTGTTGCTAATACCCTTGGGGGCATTGCTGCTCTTGGCACAGGTCTGGTCAATGATAATGCCGGGGCATCCATTGCTTCCGGGATGGATTGGTTGAATGAAGGGGTACACAATCTACAGTCTGATGCACTGAATGCTACCCGTAAAGTTGTTCAGAATCAGAACCAGATTTCTGCCCAAAAGAACCAGAAACTCTATGAACAAGACGTCAAAAACGGGGAGAGCGATTTGGTTGCCTCCCTGTCTCGCATTGGTCGTGACGCTTTCGATTCTGTTGCCAATACACTTGATAATGGTATGGCTGCTTCCGACGGACTAAGTGAAGGTGTTGGTTCCCTCTTTACTGGTGGTCCACTTATTCGAGGTGTATCTGCACTCGGTAAAGTAATGGTAGGTGGTGATAAAGCTGTTAAGGGTATTACCTTAGCTGCTGAGCTAGGTTCACGTCCTGCACAGGTTGCATTGTCTGCTGGTCGTGTTGCTGCACCTGCTATTGCAATTGGTGGTATGGAAGCTGGTGGTGCATACCAACAGACTGCTTCTGAAATTATGAAGATGTCCCATCAAGAACTGGCAAGTAAGTCTCCTGTTTACCAACAACATATTGCTGATGGATTATCTCCTGATGAAGCACGTCGTCAGACTGCATCTGAAACAGGTATCATTGCTGCTGGCTTAACTGCTCCAGTTGCTGCTGCTACCGGTCCATTGGTATCTCGCTTTGAGCTTAACCCACTTAAGGTAGGTTCACTGGCAGGTGCTGGTTCTAATATGCTGCGTGAAACTGTAGAGGAAGGTATTCAGTCAGGCTTTGGTCAGTATGCCCAGAACCGTGCAATCAAGGAAAATGTTGATGCATCCCGTGACACTCTCAAAGGGGTTGGTGAGCAAGCAGGTCTTGGTGCACTTTACGGATTCGGTAGTGCTGGGGTTGCTCAAGCTCCTGGTGCAACTGTTAAAGCAGTTGGTGCTTCTGCTGGTCCTGCTCTTCGTACTACTCTGGCTGGTGCTTCTCTGGTTGGTAAAACATTAGCAAAAGCTGTGTCTCCCCTTACTAACATCCTGGTTCAACGTGGTGAAGAAGTTGCTAAGCGTAATGAACAAGCATCCCCTGTAGCTGATGCTACGGTTAATGCTGCTGCACAGGAAGCTGCTGCTCAGGCAGAGCAGGCACAAGCAACTGTACAGGAAGCAGTAGATGCAATGGATATCACTCCAGAAGAGAAGGCTGCTGCTACTCAGTATGCTGCTGACTTAACTCAGGCAATGAAGTTTGACCCAGTAGAATTGGAACAAGCTAACCCAGTAATCCGTGAAGCTGTTTCTGGTTCCACTAACCGTGTAGAAGCTATTCAGAAGATGGCTGACTTGGTTAATACTGCTGAAGACCCCAACGTTCAAATGGAAGCTGCAATCCAGATGTATGACAACATCATGTCTATGGATAGCTTCATTAACCGTGACCCCGGTGCTCTAGCTAATCTGGAACAAGGTTCCCCTGCTGCTACAATTGTAGACCAGTTCTCCGGTCTGATGGCTAACGTACAGAATACCCCTAAAGTACTTCGTGCATTCCGTGCCATCCATTCCATGATTCAGGAACAGGCTGAAGCAGGTAAGCTGAAAGCTACTGAAGAAGCTAACCAAGCCCAAGCAAACAACATTGCTATGGCTGCTGATGTATCTCCAGAAGTACTGGATGCAGATTCAGTGAATATGGTTCTGAAGCACGCAAGTGAAGGTAAGATTACACTAGGGAATCGTCAACGTGCTGCCCTGCAATCTGCTGCTGCCTTGTTACAGGGTGCACGTGAGTTCGACGCTAAAGCAGAAGAACTGGGCTTACGTCCTCAAGACATTGTTAGTAAACAGATTAAAACCGATGAGTCTCGTTCTAACGAAGGACAGTACTCTGCGTTGCAACATGCGAAACGCATTCGTTCTGCGTATAACTCTGGTAACTTCGATTTGGCCTCCGCTTATCTGAGCGACTTTATGAAGTTCGCCCAGCACATGCAGAATAAGGTCGGAGCGTTGAATGAGCATCTGATTTCTGGGAATGCGGATAAGAATAAGTCTGTTCATTATCAGGCTCTCTCGCCTTCCCGTGAATGGGTACGTAGTCGTACTGGACTCGGTGTCAATCCTTACGATACCAAGTCTGTTAAGTTTGCCCAGCAAGTAGGACTGGAGGCCAAAACCGTAGCTGATATTGCTAATGCACTTGCTACGGCTTACCCGGAGCTTAATGTTTCTCATGTGAAAGTTACCTCGTTGGATCCACGTCTGAACAAGCCTGCTGCTCAGGTAGTTAAAGAGTTCCGTCAGGGCAATCTTGACGCTGCTCAATCCCAACAGACTAATGAACCAGTGAATCAGGTTGATGAATCTCCTGCACCAGTGCAAGAGGACACTACTACTGTACAGCCTAAAGCTAAACCTGTGGTAGAAAATAAGACTGCTCCTACTAAGG